TTAATATGCCACTTTTTCCAAACATGAGTCTATTTGAAGCTTACATTTCACTTCATTTATCTTACTATTTTTTATATTTTTCTTAAACTTATCGAAAAGATATGTCGTATCAGTAGGTCCTGGAGCACCTTCAGGATGAAATTGAACTGAGAAAATTGGAAGTTTACTGTGTTTCATTCCTTCTACCGTACCGTCATTTAAATTTCTATGCGTAATTATCATGCCTTTTTCCATAACACTTTTTTCCTCTACTGCGTATCCATGATTTTGTGCTGTTATATACGCCTTATCTCTTTCAATATCATAGATACCATGATTTCCACCTCTATGACCAAATTTAAGTTTATAAGTATCTCCACCAACTGCAAGTGCAATTATTTGATGTCCAAGGCATATCCCAAAGGTAGGTAAATGTTTTATAAGTTTCTTTACATTTTTAACTGTCTCTGGAATTGATTTAGGATCTCCAGGTCCATTGCTTAAAAACAATCCATCTGGATTAATACTTAAAATTTCTTCTGGACTAGCATCATATGGAAATACTGTTATATCGAAATCTTTTGCCTTAAGATTTTCTATTATATCACTTTTTATACCAAAGTCCATAACGGCAATTTTATATCCATTGCCACTTATATGCAAAATTTCTTTAGTACTTACTTCTGAAACATACTTATCTACAATTTCAGTTGAAGCCATGATTTTCTTAAGTTCGTTTAAGTCAAAAATTTCATTAGAAATCACGCATTTCATAACTCCAGTATTTCTAATTTTTTTAGTAATACTTCTTGTATCTACTCCATAAACTCCAACTACCTCCATATCCTTTTACCACAGCCCCATTTTTATAACAGATGTCCACCTCCACCAAACTTACCACCTTCACTTCCTTCACCATCTGCCCAAAAAGCTCCTCATCAAATTCCTTAATAGTATTTTGCCTCCCCCTTAATATATTTTCAATTTCTTTTACCTTCTCAATCCCATTCTTCCTTATCACTTCCACATTATCAAACCTTTGCTTCTTTGCCTTCAGCTGCTTTATTTCTTCTTCAAGCCTTCCGTATTCCTCATCGTAAATTTCATGGTCTAATCCTTTCCTTACATCCAACCTTACTAGGTTCATCATTTGCTCTTTCAGTTCTTCCAATCTTTCATTTACAGCTCGCACATCATCGCTATTTGTTTCACTTTCTAAAACCCTATTTATATTATCCATCATAGTTTTTAGAAAGGTTTCTTTGTTTTCAATGATTTTATTTATAGACCTTACAAATGCAGCTTTTAGTTTTTCTTCAGATACAGCCTTCATGCTGCAAGCTTTTACACCATTATCTATATGATTGGCACAAAGCCACACATACTTTCTATATTTCTCACCGGGTCCCCACCTTTTTCTTGTACATTTACTGCCGCAATTACCGCATATTATCTTGCCTGAAAAGGCATATTTATTGCTGTATCTACTTTTCGTTTTTTCTGAATAACCTGCAAGTGATGCCCTTCTCTTTATTTCTTCCCGCACCCTTTGAAATATTTCTTTTGGTATTATTGCTGGATGGCTATCTTCAACATAATACTGCTGCACTTCACCTTTATTTTTTACTCTTTTATGTGTTAGAAAATCCGTTGTTATAGTTTTTTGAAGCAGCGCATCTCCTGAATATTTTTCATTTCTCAATATTTTTTGTACAGTGGAATCGTACCACTTCCTGCCTCCTGCACCTGTTAAAATATTATCCTTCTGAAGTCCTTTGCCTATAGATCTTATACCCTTTCCTGAAAGGAACTCATTGTATATTCTTCTAACTACTTTAGCCTGTTCTTCATTTATAATAAGTTCTCCATTTTCATCTTTGTCATAACCTAAAAATCTTGTATGATTTACCCTTATCTTTCCCTGTTGAAATCTTCTAACTATGCCCCATCTGCTGTTTTCAGAAATGTTTCTTGATTCATCTTGGGCAAGTGAAGATAAAATAGTAAGTAAAACCTCTCCTTTTGAATCTAGAGTATCAATGTTTTCTTTTTCAAAATAAACTCCTATACCTTTATCCTTGAGTAGTCTTACATATTTAAGGCAATCCAGTGTATTGCGGGCAAATCTCGAAATTGACTTTGTAATAATCATATCAAACTGACCTGCGAGCCCTGCATCTATCATCCTTTTAAACTCATTTCTGCGTTTTGTATTTGTAGCAGTTATTCCTTCATCAGCAAAAATCCCTGCAAACTCATATTCTGGTTTACTTTTAATATAATTTTCATAATATGTCACTTGAGTTTCATAACTCGTAAGCTGCTCTTCTGTATCCGTACTTACTCTGCAGTAAGCGCAAACCCTTTTCTTTGTTCCTTTTGGCAAACCTTTTATCACTTGCATAGGTTTTGCTGGTATTACTGAAACCTTTGGCATGAAAATTCCTCCTTTACTGCAGCCCCTTAATTCCTCGCTTTTTAATAAATTTTTCTTCCAATATCATTCCATTCTTGAAATGAAGCTCTAAATGTGTTGGTGTAATAACTACTACCTTTTCTATTAGATTTTCAAATATATCATCATCAAACTCTGTAAGAGTGTTTTTTCTTTCTTCAATAAAGCTTTTAATTTCTAAGTTCCTTTTAAGAACCTCTTTATATTTATCATCATCATAAGTTAATTTATCTTTTTGCTGTTTAAATACTTGAAGCTTTTCATTTAAAACTACATATTTCTTATCAAATGCACTTTCCTTTAACTGACCTTTTATCTGCTGCCTCACAAGGCTTTTCATTTCTTCATTAATATTCTTTATTTCCATGTCTATTTTAAATGCCACCTCACAGCTTGCACTTTGCCTTATAACCTTTTGAACATTATCAATAAAAGCTTTAAAAAACTTTTCTTTGTTTTCATAAAGTTTATTAAAGACTCTTACAAATACTGCTTTTAATGTGATATCATCTACTGCTTTCATGGCACAATACTTTTTTCCTTTGCTTATATATGTACTGCACTGCCACACAATTTGTTTTGATTTTAACTTGCTGTTCCAGGTTCTTCTTTTAAAAACACTGCCACAGTTATCACATATTATTTTCCCGCTGAAAGCATATCTTTGAAGGTATTTATCTCTATCTCCAAATAAATTGCCATATTTTAAAGCTTTCTTTGCCATTATATCCTGAACCTTTAAGAAATCTTCTTTTGATACTATTGGTTCATGATCACACTTAATTACATACTTTGGAGCTTGACCTTTATTTTTCTTCCTCTTCTTAGTCAAATAGCTTACTGTTATAGTTTTCTGAAGTACAGCATCGCCATAGTATTTTTCATTTTTTAAAATGCCTTTTATTGAGTTTTCACTCCATAAAAACATTTCCTGATATAGTTTTTATATTATCTTTTTCAAGTTCTAATTTTATAGCCTTGAAAACTTTTGCCCTCAAGGTACCTATTATAAATTTTCTTCACTATTTCTGCTTGTTCCTTATTTACAATAAGCTTACCTTTATCATTCATGTCATAGCCAAGAAACCTTTTTGTATTAATTTTAAATTTTCCTTTCTTGAAATTTTTCTGAATACTCCATTTAACATTTTCTGAAATGCTCCTTGATTCATCTTGTGCAATAGAGCTTAATATACTTAAAATCACTTCACTATCAGCATTTAATGTATTTATATTTTCTTTTTCAAAATATACACCTACCCCAAAACTTTTAAGGTACCTTACCACTTCTAAGCAATCAGCTGTATTTCTCGCAAATCTTGATATGCTTTTCGTTATTATCAGGTCCACTTTTCCTAATTCACAAACTTTAAGCATTCTATTAAACTCTGTTCTTTTACCTGTTCCAGTACCCGAAATACCTTCATCTGCAAAAACACCATCATAATCCCATCCAGTTTTGCTTTTTATATAACTTTCATAATAGGAAACTTGTGTTTCAAATGATTCCATTTGTTTTAGACTATCTGTGCTCACCCTGCAGTATGCACAAACCCTTCTCTTTTTTAATAACTCTTGATTATCAGCAGACACTGTATTTCTTGCTGTAATGGCAGTTACCCTTTTCAACGTAAAACCTCCTTTCATTGGTAGTACATGTTACCTCTACTACCGCCTCAAAGCAAGTAATTTAGGCAGAGGAAACATGTAGAAAAAGTTAAAAAATAAAGAGCCTGAACCATTACAGTTCAAGCCCTCAATTTACTTATTAAAAGATTTTTTATTTTCCGTGTCTATTTTATTAAACTCAACTTCTGTTATAAGCTTATCTTTTAGAAGTTCCTTTAATATAGATTTACTGATTAAATATTCAACTGAAGCATTTTCAGCATTAAACATTTATATCACCTCTTAAAAACTTCCCTTATTTGTAGGATCATTAAATATTCCAAAGGCTGTAAGCACAGAAAATATTAAAGTCGTTAACTCTTTGTAACTATCTTCTGTAAGTCCTATTGGTGCTAAAAGTCCATAAGTTTTCAAAATAAAAAGCACCAGAGCTGCTACTGCTGCCCATGATGCCATGCTTTTAAATCTATTCTGCTTTTGATTATTTCCGCTTACTCCATTGTTATTTTCATTGCTATTTTGTACTTGATTATTATTATTTTCCATTATAATTCTCCCCTTCTATTTAATATAATCAGCGTAAACATATCCGCCATGATCACCAAAATATATTGACCACCAACTGCCTACTTTTTTATCAAGTCTTACTTTTTGTCCATTTTTAAGTTGTCCTATTACATTGTAATTAGTTCCTGCGCCACTTCTTACATTAAGCACGCTAGCTGTTACAGTTCCATAAATCACATTGCTATTTGCTACTTGATTTGATGTACCTGAAGAAATTCTATTTTTAAAGCTCCACCATCTTTGCCAATTGTTTGCGCTCATGCTCTGTGGACACATTTTTCTACTGGCATCATAATGCCTAACAACTTTATCAATAGGAACATTATATTTCACCATAAGAAATTTCACTAAATCAACTGCATTACTTACAGCCTTTTCATAATTACAATCGCAATTAACACATATTTCAACACCAATGGAATTATGATTTGTTATACCGTATCTTCCACCACCATCTCCGCAGTGCCATGAAGCATTATAATCCTCAAGCAATTGAACTATTTCCTTATCATCTACAAAGTAATGAGCTGAAGACTGTCTATCCCCTCCATTAAAATATCTATAGTGTGCTTCAGCATCTGCACCTCTATCCATATTTGCTGTATCATGAACAACAATGTATTTAATATCATTGCCGGAGGAATAGTTAAATTTAATAAGCTTTTTTGTTATTGGTAACATATTTTTTCCTTCCTTCTACTTTAAAATTTTTGATATTATAAATATTGCTATCTGAGTAACTAAAACTAGAATTATTGTTTTTGTGGTTTCATCCCATTTCTTAGCTGGTTTTTCTTCAAGTACTTTTATTCTTGCAGACAGCTCCTTAATATCATCCTTCAAAACTACTACTGTCTCACTTCCTGGTGGATCTCTTTCAAAATTATCTATCTTATCTGCTATTATTTTTACACTGTCCTTTATTTCATTTAAAATATTAAATATCATGGACACTCTTTCTTCATTCTTGTCTCCCTGTCTTTCCAATTTCCCCACCCTATCCTGAAGTTTTAAAATCATGTCATAACCCTTTCCCTCTGAGTCTTTTAATCCCCTTTCAAAGCCTTCTAGTTTATTCTTAAGATTTTCAATCTGCAAACAATCCTTGCAACTCTTATCCTCCAAAGTTTTCATCTCCTTTCTTTCAAAAAATAAAAAAAGACATCCTTGATTTAGATATCTTATATACTTAATGAGCAGGCATATCTAATGGATACACATAATCACAAGTAAAATCATATTGAATTTTCATTGTATTTGTCGGTGTTTTTGTTATTGCCTCTGGAAGCAAAGTATGTGCTGAAGCTGGAATAATATATTGCTGCCTTATTTGTCCACAATTACTATTATCAAATGTAAACATTGTAGATGTATCACTATCCCAAGATATACTACTGCATCTGATATAGCTAAAACTTGATGTACTATAAACGGTCAAATCATTATTTAACTGCAAATAAACATCATGTCCTATCATAGCCCACAATTTGTTATTAGGTATTTTAGTTAAAGTAATGTCATTATAATTTCCAGAACATATTTGAGCTTTATCAGCAAAAGTGCCATCCTTATTGTATCTTGCTATATAACTTTTATATTTGGCCTCTGAATCTGATGTATCTGTGCATCCTTTATAAGCTATATAAATATAAGCATCATTTGCTGCAATATCTGGATATCGTACATTGTATACAAGATCAGCTGGAATAGCTGCACTTTTGGAATAGGATGCAACCACGGCAAAATTTTTATCTAACTTTTTAAAAGAACCATCACTTATTAGTATCCAAAAGTTTGTGCCATCATAGGTAATAGCCTTCGCTGACACCGAAACTGCTGCATCACTTTTCTTTTGACCTGTAATTTTATCATATACCTTTAAATCTGTTGAATCTATTTGTAATGCATAAACATTGCTTTCATCTGTGCATACATTGCAGTAAGGCAAATAATTGTCATTATTTCCTGTCTCTAATGTTTTTCTAGTATAGGTTGAATTTATTACCGGACTTCGTGGACTTCCATCAGTGTCATCCCCACCTGTCCAATATATGCTTTTAAATGTTCCATTGGCTGCATTTGTTGGAAAATCCATAACATAGTGCCTTGTAGTATCGTTTCTCGTGGTCTCTGATTTATTTAAGCTTCCTCTTAAATTGTCATTACCACTGTAGGGATATACACTATCTGCATATCCAACAATATTTCCCCAAGTCCAATAATCATAAGCATCTTCTGGAATATCTCCTGTAGTCAAAACCATTATTCTAAAGGGATACGTTGTGTATATGTTCCTAAGTATGTCCTTTATATTATTATCCAACATAGGATAGTAAAACCCATCAAGGTAAGCAGTATTTCCAAATACAGCAGATATTCTATTTTCACTCTTAGCTTCATAGGTTTGCTTTCCTGTAAGGGAATCATATAATTTAACTGTAGCAGTACCTGTGAAAGGTAATATTGGTTTTTTCTTTAATACTTCTAGCTTGGTTCCTTTTATTAGGTCTTGGCTGTAAGATAAACTTTGTTTGTATGGCATTAATTTTCCTCCTCGCTATCATTTTTGAATACAAAAAAAGCCTATATATCTAAACACAGGCTTTAAATCTTTTATTATTTTAAGTTGTTAAACATTTTTTGTTTCAAATCATATTGTTCAATAGTAAAGCTTATTGCAATAAAAGTTTTAATATATCTTCTTGACGTTTTTCTAATACCTTACAAGTCCATTCAGTATATGTTAATACTTTTTGACTTCTTGTCAAATCACTTATACGCCCCTTAAAATATTTTTCCCTCTTAATTTCAAATTCATAATTGCTAGCAGAAGAATTTTTCCTTTTACTTAGCAATATTAAATTTGCAATTTTATGTTTCCAATAAATATGTTTTTCTTCATCAAACCAACTTTTCCACTTACTTTTATTGTTTATATTTTGTGGCATTACATGTTCTACACTTATTGTATTATATTTTCTTTCTATATTATGTTCAGACTCTAAATACTCTAATTTTAACAATACGTACTTGCAATAGGATTCATTGTACATATCACCATTAATTTTATCTTTTAAAGCATCTTTTTCAAATCCCATTACTTCACTTCTTATAATCTCTTCCGGTCTACTTGACATTTCAATTTTTCTTAATATAGAATTCATATTAACAACTCTTTTAGTTGATGTCGCTCCTAAAATCCAATCTGCAGCAAACTTTTTTTCTAATACTTTTACAAATTCAAAAATATTTTCTTCCTTAAAACGCTTATAATAATACAAAATAGGTGGAATCCAATCTGTTGATGGTAAAAAATCCGTCATTATATTTAATAAATTTTTATATTCTATGTCTTCAGAATTCCCATTCAACACATCCTTATCTAATATAAGTTTTTCATATATAGCCTTATAATCATTTAAGTATTCTATGAAGTCCTTTCCCTTCAAAATTTTGTTCTTTGCAAAAATTAATTTTCATATTCTTTTAATATATCATCTTTAGCCTTTTCTTTTACTTCAATTGTTCTTATATAAGAAATAAGTTTTTCAAATAATTCAGTTCCTAAATCTTCTTCTATTTGTTCCCATATGGATGCATATTTTTTCATTTCACTATTATTCATTACATTAGGTGATAGGTTAGTTGCTTTTAATATATCAACTCTTCTTAATTGCATTCCTCTATCATTTACTATTGTAAAAAGTTTGAATGCATCTTCAAATTCTTTCGTTGCGATGTAAATAACAATACATCGTTGCGATATATGCTGAATTAATGATTCAATTTGTAATTGCGTCAAATTTAAAAGCTTGTCTCTAAAAATATTTACTGCATTTATTATATTGCTTTGTGCAGAATTTTGAGGTTCTACATTTTTAATATCTAATGTTCCATTCTCATGTTGAATATATTTTTTAAAAATAAACTTTCCTTAACCTCTATTCTTGCTTTCTCAGGAATTCCATCTGCTAAATTTTCTTTTTGAAAAATTTTACATTGATTAGAACTTTTAAATTGAGCATCGGTAACACAATCACGCAAGCAAGCCAATAAAATTTGAAGTGTTGTTATCCTTTGTTGCCCATCAATTATTGCATACTTTTTTCCTGTTCCTATGCTCTCGAGCTCCTGTAATATTATTGTTCCCAAAAAATATTCATTGTCTCTATTAGACTCATAGATATCATCAAATAATTGTTCACAATTCTCTTTCTCCCATGAATATGGTCTTTGATATTCTGGAATTATAAAGAAAAATTCATCACTAAAAAGCTTTTTTAAAGAAATTTTTTCTCCTATTATTACAGACATAAACTCCCCTCCCAAATCTATGTATTGTAACTTTATTGTTAATCAAATAAAGAATGTCGTTAATTTTTTATACAATTTTAGTATATCACAGTAATTAAGTCAATTAAACCCAAACATAAATAGGCTTAACTTTTTATTCTACACCGTAGTTAATAATTACTTGTTTTAGCTTTAAAACATCTGTACTTGTTGTAACTTCCATATACCACCCAAACCTCATTTTTTTATTCAAAAGTCCAAGCGATGTCCATTGTGCTTCAGCAATTCCTTGAATCACTGCCACAGTCATCCCCTTACTTTTTATATCCTGCATATTCGTTACATCCACCAATATCCATGAACTACCATCCCAAGCCTTCCATGTAACTCCGCTATCTACACTTACTATAAAAACTATGATTCCACTGCCTGTATTCTTTAAAGTAACTACTACATTCATAATATCATTTATATAAGCTTCACTAAAAGAAATATCGTCCTTCATAGTTACTATTACAGGCTTAGGTTTAATTGTTTGAGTTATCTTTGGTGACGGCATTTCTGATGAGGATGACCATATTTTTAAGATTGGAGAAGTAGATATTATTCCAGTTCTTTCTTTATGACACGCATCATCACCATGAGTTTGAAATTTATCTGCTGTTAGTGGTAATTCTGAAACCTTAACATAACTTGAAGTGCTTGCATCCCAATGTTTAATATCATTTCCGTCTACTATAAGGTATTTTATATTAGCTTGAATATAAGAACCTTCTTTAACGGTGTATGACTTTCCCTGATCCTGCTGTGGAATAAAAGCATAGGATTTATTATTTTCAAGGGTTAAAGTAATCATCCCTAGTGTAGGATTTTCAAAAGAATTTGTTCCTGTATTAGGTATCTTTTCAATAACAAGTACCATAGCACTATCGTTAAATAATATAAGCTCCCAAACCAAATCAAGAGTTCCCCAACTACTGTAACTTTGATGACCTTCCCATCTTATCCTAAAAGTTAGTTTGCCATTTACCGTTTCTTTTGCATAGTAAATATTATCTGCTCCTGCATCCCTTTTGTTTACTCTAAGCTGCTCATTTGAAGTAAAACCAATCCATGAATTGCCGTTGCTAATGATTGTAGTTCTGCAGTTTACACCATTATAGAAAAAATCAAAACCTAAGTCTGGAAAGTTAATTGTACCATCATCATTATGAGTACTTATTGAAGTCATGCCGCTATTTCCTTTTGGAGAAATTATATTAGTACTATATACCCCCAAATTACTTCACCTCTAGTTTTTCAACACTTGCAAATTTACTGCTATCAAGCAGCTTAAAACTGTACAATTTTCCTGAATCTATACTCTCATCAACTGCTGTACCTTCATAAACAGTTTTAAAATAAAGTCCATCATCATCTATTAATAAAACATTGTCATCTATTGAATACTTGTATTTATACTGAGAATTAAAATATAAAATTTCACCTAACTTTTTAATTGAAACAGCATAATTTGTGTTCCACTTCCTGCCACTGGTTATTGAAGATATATCAGCTGTTTTATGAGCACTAAGTATTGAAGTAAATGGACTTTCTAATTCTGTCCCTATATAATCGTATTTTACTTTACTTAAATATAAACCATTCATATCCACAAGCTCTTGTTTTTGAACGCATTCTGCGTGTGGATGCTCAGCGCTTAAACCACCTTGAAGATTTCTTCCATCAATCATACATTGAAGATTAAACATTGGTATATTTACTGTACCTGCATCTACCTTTAAAAACACAGCAATATAATGAGCTCCCTCGGTCACCTGTGGAATTCCTAAAGGTATGCCTATAACATTATCTCCTTGCTGCAATTTTTGTTTTGGTGTAAAAGGAATATCCTTATTATCCAATTGAATTTCAATCGTTAATGTACATAAACTGCTCGCTGTACAATACATAGAAAAATTCATAGACAAGTTTGTATCTGCCACTGCTGTTATTCCTAAATAAATTGGTTCTACGACTACAGTTTCTACGGTTAAAGCGATTGGATTAGCATAATAAAGCATAGAGCTAAAAGATTCAGCCACCTTATTTCCGAGGTCATCTATTGTTGTCTTAATATCTGCTGTATCAAGTTTATTTAATATACTGTCTTTGGGCTGTCCTAACTCAATTTTAATATTTGTACAGTTTAATATATCCTTCTTTATTTTTATTACAGGTAATTTTATATCAATATTAAAATCCTTATGCGTTACTATAACTAAATCCCCTATGTTAACACTTTGAAGATGTTTATATTTTTCATATTCTTTTGTCTTGCTGAGTTCTATAAAATCAACCTCAATATTTACTCTGCTTAAACCTATTACGGTTGCTGCTTCTTTTGCAAGTGCTCTTAAAGTAACTTCATCACCAGCATCCTTAAATTCCACCTTCTTTATAATAGGAAAAGGTGGATATGCCTCACTATTCCAATTAGGAACACTAATATATTTTTCAGTAAGTTTTATGCCATTCTTTCCTACAGGATAAAGCTTTGTTACAACACTTGTAGTATCTATATTAAACTTTAAACCAGCTATATTTTTCCCTTGTGCAATCAGTACACCTGCATCTTTTCCAATAGCTTCTAGTATTTTTATATCAAAATTATCTCTTTTAAGTTCCCCGCAATTCCATACATCGATTATTGAAAACATAACCTCTACAGGGTTCTTTTCCTCTACATCAATTGTATTTGCAGTTATAATATCGCTGTCCACTGTATATATGGTTATTAAGTCTCCAATTAAAGCTTTCTGCATAGCCGTTTTTACACTACAATTTTCAGCCTTCATACTTTCTATAAAATAATAAGAAAGATCATAAAAAATATGCTTTGCCCATACACTTATAATATTTTTACCATCACTGCTTTTCTCAACTTTATATATTCTAAAAAGCTGGTCATCTGCCTTAATAATATTCCACTCAACTAAATGCTTTGATTTTTTAGCATTAGCAGGATATTCTAGCTCCAAAGAATAATCTCCATTTAATTCTTCCGTTATGTAGCAATTTATAGCTTCATTTAAAATTCCAAGACCATTGTTATCAAAGTTACCTTTAGTAGTTTTCTTATCATAAATACATATCATTATAACCACCGCCAGTTTGGTAAAAGCTCAACTTTAGTAACATTCCCACTCCATCCTATGATATTTTCACCAGGTTTTATTTTTAAGAATTCGCCTGACATATTTCCATTTAAATTGTTTCCAGCATCATCATAACAATCCTGTATAACTGAATCTACTATGATTTTATCAGTTACCCCTTTAAAGCTTATCTGCTGTTCATTTATTTTAAAAATAATATTGCCAGAACCATAAATGCTTATTATAGGCTCACTTTCAATAGAGCCTAAGTTAGTTATTTTGGCGCCTGACGTAGTTATAGTTTCTATATTATTTTCTACTGAATACTTAAAAGGTCTGCAATCAAATATTATTGGAAACTCACTAAAATATTTATAAACTTGCTTAAAATCAATAGCATTTACTACTTGAGCAATGTATTTCTTATCGGCTTGAAAGCTAAATATCAAATCACTGTCACCTGTTTCAAAAAGCCAGCCTTTTATAGCATCGATTTTATTTGAGATATCCTGTTTATCCTTTACTGAACATTCCACTTCTATTGTTATATCATCATAAGTTTTCTCATCAAATCTTAGATTAGAATCTCTTCCGGGAATATTTATTGTATTTACTCTACGTTTAGGAGAAGGAAAATTAGGTCTTTGAGCTATTAAAATTCCAAAATCATCATAACTATTTTTATCACCAAAATTAAAGCTGAGCACCTTAAATTCCTCCTTTCCCCATAGCCATTCTTTTTCTGCAAAATTCTAATTCGTAAGCAAGCTGCTCTATATCTTTCTCTGTATAATTATTAAAGTTCTCTATGTTCAAAATCACACTGCTATTTGCCTGTGTTTTTTCTTTTAAGCTATTTCTAACTGGTACCGCTACAGCTGATATATTAGTATTCATTTTCATACCCAATGACAATCCCTTTACAGCTTCTGCAACAAGGTGCTTATTCTTATTTATTCCATCCGCTAAGCCTGACATAAAATCCGGCATCCATTTTTCATAATCAACTAGAGGTCCTTCATCTGGCACTGAAAAATGAAGATAACTTCTTATCTTAGCTGCTAAAGCACCTACTGCATCCTCAACTGCACCTACCGCTGATTTTATACCTTTTACAATTCCATTTACAAAATCTTCTCCATAGTTCCATGCTTTACCCGGTAGACTTGCTAAGAAATTTAAGGCGCTGTTTATGCCACTTTCTATAGAACTTTTAACATTTCCTATGGTACTACTTACACCATCCCTCATTCTTGAAAACATATTAGATCCATAATTATAAAGTTTACTTGGTAATTCACCAAACCAATTTAAAAGAGCATTCCAAATATTTATAACCCCTTGCTTTATGTTAGTACATAAATTAATTACTGTATTTTTTAAACTAGTCCAGGCATTTTTCCCACTCTGTTTTATATTATTCCATAGGTTTACTATAAAACTTTTAAAGTCATTCCAGATATTTTTCGCTGTACTTGATATTGAGTTCCATATTGAAGCACAAAATGACGATATAGCTTGTAACGCATTGTTAAATGTATTACTTATACTAGTCCATATATTTGTAAAAAAAGCACCTATTGCTGTGAATATGCTCGTCACAGTAGTTTTTATCCAATTCCAAACCGCACCTAATCCAGCTTTAATATCATCCCAGTATTTTACAATTTCTAAGGGTATACCTATAAATGGAGCTATTACAACCAATATTTCAGTACCCCATTTACTAAAAAAAGTTCTTGAGCCAATTCCAAAAATTATTAAAAGTAGTTTTGATTCCATTCCAAAGATCACCAAAGAATTTCTTTATTGGCTCCCAGTTTTTTATTATTAAATAAGCAGCAGTAGCTATGGCTGTAATTCCTATGATAATACCAAAGGCTAAAGGATTTATTTTAAAGATTGCTTCAAAGATCTTTCCTATTTTAGATAAGCCTTGAAGTCCTCTACCGCTTTTTTTATGTTATTAATGCCTGTAATTATATCCGTTACAAGTTTGGCTATCTTTATTTCTGCTATTACTGCAACAATGCCTACTATAATTGCTTTTGTTAATTCTCCATGCTTAGCTATAAAATCAAATAAATTCTTGATAATTGGTGTTATTACTGCCCCCATTTCCTTTACAACACCAGCTATACTGTTTACAGCATCTTGTATAGTTTTTTTATTGTCAGATATAACCTTTCCTAAACTTGTAAACAAATTAGTTATAGTCGGAAGTACTGCACTTGCTATTGGCATTAACACCTGAGCTATAGCCATTGAAAATTGACTCATTTCCATTTTTAACACTTGCAGTTGCACAGCTTGCTCATGTGCTTGTTTAGGATCTACACCAAAGCCTTTAACCTTACTTGCAGCTTCTGAAGCCTCCGTATAATCCTGCAATATTGGTATTAATTCTTGTCCTCTTGCACCCAATACTTGTGCTACAAAGGCCTCTTCATTTCCACTTGCAGCCGCTTTTTGATAGCCTTCAGATAATTTTTTAAGCTGCTCAGGCATTGGCAGTAATTTACCACTGGCATCTGTAAGCTTAACACCAAATTCATTTAGTGCTTTAGTTGTTGAATTACCGCTTTTTCCTGCACCTTCTATGCCTTTGTCAAGCTTCAACATTGTAGCTATAAAAGGCTGCGTATCTGTATCAGTTATTTTTAACATCTTATTAAGATTGGCAGCTTCCGATGAGGTTACTCCTAATTTTTGTGAAAGCTTATATGCAGCATCACCACTTTCAACAGCTTTCTCTGTGAGAGAAAATAATCCAAGTCCTCCGGCAAGAGTGGCACCTACTCCAATTGCTGCATTTTTAATGCCATCAAAAGCATTTGAAACGTGTGTATGCATTTTTGTCATAGCTTCTTGTATGCTACTTCCAAGTTTCTTTGAGGCAGAAGATTCTTTTTCTATTTCTTTAGTTGTTTTTACTAATTCTGTATCCATATTAGAAAGTGCTTGTTTTGCTTTATTAAGTTTTATTTCAAGTTCTTGTGTGGCTTTGCTGTCTTTACCCTTTATTTCAGCACTTTTAATATAGGCTTGTTCTAGTGCACTTACCTTTTGCTTTTGAAGTTCCATTTGCTTAGAAAGAGTTTCTTCTTTTAATCTAAGTCCTTCAATTCCCTTTGAATTTTCTCCAAGAGCTGCTGTATTAGCTTTAAATTCACTATCAAGAACTCTAAGATTTCTATTAATGCTACTTATACCATTTTGAAAACCACTTGAATTTAAGCCTATTTTTACAGCTAAACTTCCAAGTTCCTCTGCCACACTCTCACCACCATTTACAATAGATTTAAAACATTATTTAAATTCTCTGCATATTCTTTGTTAAACCTATAAATTAAAATATCAAAATAAAAAAATATGTCCATGTCATCAATATCATTTAAAGTCCATCCCTGCTCTAGGAGCTGACAATAAATTTCTTTTATAAAATTAAGCGGAGATAGCTTTTCTTGTGCCTCTCCGCTTACTTGTTTGGGAATTCCTTTAACTTATTTCCTAGGTTACCCACTATTCCATTTATACTGTTATTAAGAGTTTCTACAAGTTTATCTGCATCTAAGCCATCATAAAAATTGTCCCTTGTAAACTTATTTCCATATAGTTCTACTATGAAATCTACAAGTCCATCTAAATCCTTTGTCTTCATGTTATTGAAGTCTATATTTTCATTAATCTCAATGGCTTTTCTAAGCATTCTTGTTTTTACCTTAGGCATTACATATGTTTTATTGTTTAATACTATTTCCACACTCGCTACCTCCTAAAATTAGCTTGCTGTATAAGCCGCAGTTGAACTTAATACTAAGCCTGTTGATCTATTTGTTTCTGAATCTGCTTTTACCCTTACCTGAACTTTTCCTACAGCATAACTTGCATTGCCAACACTTTGTGGATTTGCTGTTACTGCTGACCAAGTTGTACCACCATCAACGCTGTATTCATAATCTGAAGCATTACTATACCCACTTACATTTGTCCATCCAAAAGTATTAGCTGTATCATCTTGAACTGGATTAGTTGGTGCTGCTGGTATTATTGACTGCCCATAAACTTTATTAAACCATGTATCCCCTCCTGTAAATCCACTATCTTCATCAGCTGTATACTTCCACTTGCCATCTGTTCTTGTTAAAAATGTACCTTTGATTTTTGGTGTCTGAAATTTTGTTTTATCTTCCTGTGAAGAATGTTCTTCGTCTGGTTCACTAAACTTTCCCTTAAGAAGCCATACATATCTATGTTTACTATTTGCTTTTTTTATTTTAAACCCCATAGCAACATATGGTGCTGAATCTTGAACATCAGAACACATTACTTTACTTGTTGAATCAATCTTATGTCCTAGAAGCTCTGCCTGCACTTCAAGTGGCAAATCTTGTGTTTCAATTTCTACATCTATCTCTCCTAAAGATGTAGCTGTTTCTACTGCTCTATTATCAGCATATAAAGTGTCTGAACTACTTTTGGGACTTATCTTTATATTTATTGCTGGAGAAACTAATTTTGGTGTATCATAAGTAAAAACATCTTCGTCGGCTAAAATTGCATAGACTAAATTTTCAACTCCTATAGGAGCACTATTTATTACCCCTGACATAAGCTGCTACCTCCTTCCATTTGAATAAAAAATCTTATTGTTTTGTGATATATTTTAGTGTCTTCTTCAAATAAATCAGCCGCAGAAGTTCTTGTAAACCCTGCGGCTTTCATATAATTTATTATTTTTTCCACTAATTCTGTGTAATCATTTTTACTCCACAGATCTAATTGAATATAGTATCCTGTAGCCTTTTCTTCATTATCGGCATACTGTTCACCCTGCTCTAAATAATTAAAGAAGGTAATATAGGTAGTTTCTTTTCCATTATACTTTTGAAAGGAAACTGGTATATTAAGAGGTTTTAATGTCTCCATTAATAATTTATTTATCACTTTAAACCCTCTTTCAAAGTCGCAGCTATAATTTCTTTTATCCTATTTTTATTTTTCTCATAAGCAGGCTGTAAAAATGGATGAGCCGCTCTTTTACTTGTACCAAACTCAATAAATTTTCCATAAAATATCTCTGAATTATCACCTCTGTCCACCCCTACAAGGATATATTTAACCCCATCTTTGTTTTTAATCTTGCCTATCTTAAGACCCTCTTTAAGTTTTCCAGTTCTTATAGGAACATTTGCTTTTGCGTCTTCAAGTACTGGTTCAGCGGCATTTTTTAGAGCTTTATTTTCAAGTCTTACAACATTTTCACCCATTTGCTGAAGTCTATTTAATATTTCATCAACACCTGTAAGTTCTATCTCAGCCACTATTCTCAACCTCCAAAGCCTTTATTTCTATATACTTATTCCTGTATTGAATATTATCTATAAAAGTTATGTTATACTGTTTATCTTCAAATAATATTCTCATATCCTCCGTTAAGTCTTGTAAATATCTTATAGTAAATTTAACAGTTTTTTCTGCTTGTACAGCTTCAGCTGCGAAAAATTCTTTACCTCTAAGATTTTCAATCTTTGCCCAGCAAGTAATAAAATCCTGCCATACCTCTACTTCAAATCCATTTTCATTTGTAGTTATTGAAAGCTTTTGAAAAGTTATTTTATGCTTAAATTCTTCTGTTCTCATACTGGTATCACTCTATTCATACTTAATAATGAATTTCTTGCTTCTTCAATTTTAGTTCTTTCATCTGGCTTGTAATCATCATACAAAAGTTTCATATGAAGGATCATTGCCCATTTAACTGTTTCTGGAACAGCTTCAGCTTTATCTCCAAACCCAGCTGTGAATCTAATTCTCACAGCATTAATTGGCTGTAAAACTATTGTAGGCCATAACTTGCAGTAACCAAGCACAATTCTATTAACAAAGCTATCAGTATCAACAATATAATTATTTGAATCAAATATAAGCTCTTTTCCATTTGTATCATAATATTTTACACTTTCTACATTTTGAACCGGTGAAGAACTATCAAAAGAAATATAATTATCATCCGGGAAAGAATCTAATACAAGTTCTAAAGTTTGAGTAATATATTTTTTATTTTGAAAATCCTCGCAAAACTCTCTAGCCTGTTTAATCATACTAAGTAATATAATATCATCATCACTGCCAACTATTCTTAAGTGCTGTTTTGCCTCATCCAAAGTTATAGGTTCAATTAAAGGTGGTGTTATAATTTTTAACGCCATAAAATCACCCCAAAATAAAAAAGCCCCTAAGGCTTATAAATTTTAATCAGTTACCGCAGAATGTGTTTCATCCTCGGCATATTTATTCTCTAATATAAATTCTCCACTAGCGAAATTTGTAGCTTGTGTACTTGCCCCTATTCTTATATTTAAACAGCAAAATCCGTTATTCACATCTAGTTTTGCAGGATCTATATAAAATACTACCTGTTTATTCTTTGCTGTATTGGCTACAGTATAACTCACTCCATCTGTCTGCCTTGCAAGTATGTCATTTGCTGAAACATCTTCATTTACAAGTATAGGAACATCACAAGCTAAAGGTTTAGCACCTGTTCCTTCTATATCTTGTGATTGATATAACGAAATTTGTGTTGCATGAGCAACTGCTTGAGCTAAGTTAATAACAACTGCAACTGTAATAGCATTTTTTAAGGTTACATAATTGCTTATTATTGCAGCATTTGTTGTTTTTGGTTCAAAGACTTGTATTAATTTATATTTTTCAATTAACGCCATAGTTTATTTCTCCTCCTTAAATAGTAAAGGCAGCACTAAGGCTGCCTTTAAACAAGTTTAAATTAACACTATTTGCATTTTAATCTTATTAGAAATAGTTACATATTCTATGTCCACAATACATTAACTATACGTTATATCATTTTATAATTCTAGAGTATCTATCTTTATACCAACTAGGAATTGAAAGCTTATTTCCCATTAAAGCATATGTTTTAAATAAATTTTCAATTATATCAGGTGATTGTTTAATTAATTCTACAAACTTCTCACTATGCACATCTTTACTATTTCTAACTGCGTAATGAATAACTGAATTTCTCATATTACTTAACTCTATATAATTTTCAAAACTTTCCTCAGGAGCACTTTTCCAATTAATTCCAGTCTTGTTTATACATTCTGGAATAAAATTATATAACTTATTTCTCACATTATTAAAACCATTTGGCATTTTTGATTTATAATCTTTAATAAAATCTAATAGCTCCTTTTCATTATTATTTAGAGGTTTCATTCTTTTCTCCAAGTTGTCCTTAATAATACAATTCATCCATGACTCCGTTGAAGCACAAAAGGATATTATAGAAGACCTTCTATAACGCCATTTTATATAAAAATCCTCATTTTTATCTGCCATTTCTCTATAGTATAGTGCATCATTGAATAACTCACACGACATATTTGAAATCATAATTGAACATGCTAAATCATTTTCATTAGGCATACAAAATCACTTCCCATATAATTTTTTTACATTGTAATTTATCCTATAATATACATCAAATTTTACTATCAATTACAAATATTATACCAAATATTCATGTAAAATTGTACAAGTTATAAGCTTTTATAACAATATAATTTACCTCTATCTATCCGCCAAAGTAACAAATGGGCTCAAAGCATTAGCTCCCTTATAAGGTGTAATTGGTTTATTTCTATAAGGAGCACCATTGAATTTATAAATAAATCTAAATACCTGCTCATCATATAAAAATCTTACATGTATTGATACATCTGCTGTTGGTGCCTTCTTATCTATTCCAATATACTGCGTAGGATCAGCAAGTATAATATCACCCTTTTTACCTAATGGAGAACATTGTTCAATAGGAATTATAGGCCTATTTAAAAGAGTACTGTATTGCGAACTTAAAGCTCCTCCTGAAGGTAAAAACACTGGTGCTCCTCCTGTTCCTATATTTAGAGCCATGGTATAAAGTTGTGGCTCAATTTCCTGATTAATATACCAAACCGCATTTGCCCTTAATCTAGCCGGCATAGAACTCCACATTTTAAGTATATTTTCATATTTTATTGTACTCGCAGCTTGATTTGATTCTTTTGGTACTGCTACAAGTGCATCTGAATTAAGTATTCCAAGTGGCATACCAACACCTGTACCATTTATTATTGCATCATCAATTTTAAAAGACATTTCATCTGCATAAGCTTGCCTTACTATTGCTTCAAGAGCTGTTGCATCCTGAAGTAAATCGTCTGTAACATAGCAAAGAGCTAACAATTTCTGAAGTGCCATATCAATTTCTCTAAACTTAGGCTTTGATTTTGTAACAGTTTCTGCTTCAGCTATCCAGTAAGCTTGAACACCACCCCATCTACTTCCGTTAGCCCTGCTAGTTTCATCAATTCCAAGAGTTCTAAGTCTATTTGTATTTGAACCAATTGGAATCATCCTTATTCTATTTGCAACTTGGCTTTCTGACATCATAACATCAAACATATCTTGTATAAAATCATTTTCCAGCATAAATCCACCTTCAGAACTTACACTTTCATTTAAACCAGAGGCTGAATTTTGATATACAAGTCTATTATCCATTCTTCCACCAGGTGAAGATGCCTTTGCTACAGCTTGAAGAAATTCTCCCATGCCACCTTTCCACTTTTTTTTCATTTGGATCTTTAGGTTTTGCATATATAGGTTCATTTACTGGTGTCTTATTAAGTTTTTCTCTTTCTTTTAGCTTGTCTTCTGCTTCTATTGTTTTTTCAAGGTTGTTAATTTCAGTTTCTAAACTATCATATAATTTTTGTTCTTCCTCAGTCATTGCTCTTGCTGAATCAATTGCACCTTTTACTATAGCTGCTTGTGAATCAAGTTTTTGTTTTAACATTTCTTTTAAATTCATATATTAAATCTCCTCTCATGAATTTCATTTAGTTTTTCATATAAATCTATTGGGACTTGCTTTTCAATTTTGGCTGCTATTTTTTTATTATTTATAGGTTCTTCTTTAGTCTTTTCTCCATTTGTGATTGGATTTTTAAATTGTATTTTATTTATTTGAAGATTTTTATATTTGGTTATATCAACCTTAAGCCCATTGATAGCAAATATTTCATTACTTAATGAAGCTGATAACTGCTTTTCTTCCTCAATTTCATCTGCAAAACCAAATTCCACTGCTTCTTCTGCTGTCATCCAAGTTTCTGCATCCAATAATTCAACTATCTTGTCTTTTTCCATGCCTGTTTTATCTTCATATACTGAAATCATACTTTCTCGCACTTTATCCAAATCATCAGCTAATTTTCTAAAATCATTTGCATTACCACTTCCAAAAGACCAAGGATTATGCACCATAAGCATTGCATTTTTAGGCATTTTAACATTATCTCCTGCCATAGCAATTATTGAAGCTATACTTGCTGCAAGTCCATCAACATAAACATTAACTGTTGCATCATGACGTTTTAGCATTGAATATATTGCCTGTCCTGCAAACACATCGCCTCCACCACTGTTTATATAAACATTCAAAGTTTTAACAGCACCAAGAGAATCTAATTCTTCCTTAAAATTTTTAGGTGTCACTTCATCTCCCCACCAAGTTGAATCACTAATATCTCCATACAGAAGAAGTTCTCCTTCATCACTGTCTTCCTTGGCATTAAACTTCCAAAACTTCTTACCATTACTCATGTTTTTCACCACCCTTTGAAATCATTTCATATATTTTTTCTGCCAGTTCCTTATTTTTCGTATCATTAGTACTAGCTTCATTCATATTCAAAGGTTGCAAGTATATATCTCCATTTGGAATTGGGTCCATATTTTCAAGCCTTCTTATATCATTTACACTTAGCCACCCCCACTGTCTACCTTGTGCATAAGCTGAAGCTCTAGTCGCAGCATCTCCCTTAAAAGTGCATCCACCTTAAATTCAAAGTATCTATTTTTCCTTTTGGATTCATCAGAAAGAAGTTGTAGATTTAAATTTTCTTCCCACCTTTTAAACCAAGGAAGCATAGTATAAACAATAAACTCAAGACTTTGGTGTTCTATATTATTGTTAGTGGATCTTGTTAAATCCTGCACTAAGTGAAGTGGTATTCTAAATATTCTGCACACATCTTCTATTCTGAATCTCTTAGATTCCAAGAATTGCGCATCTGTAAGCTTCATTGTAACTTCCTTAAATTGGCCTCCACCTTCAAGTATCATCGGCACTCCTGCATTTTGAAGTCCAGTATAGTTTTTCTTAATATCTTTTTTTAGCCTTTGAAATGCTTCATCACCCAATTCATTAGGATACTGAAATATTCCACTAGTAGATGCTCTATTAAAATAAAAGTTTCTTTCAAATTTATCTTGCGATAAACCAATATCAATGGTTAGTGCGGCATAAGTTAAGGGTGTTACTCCTATATAACCATCTAAAGTTAAACCGGGTATGTGCAATATTTCATCTCTCATTTTAGGTTCAGTTTTTCCATCAATAAAATAAAGAAGCCTACCAGTACTTTTATCTATATCAATTTTTACCCTATTCCATAAAATAGGTCTTAGTTCCAATAAGTCACCACGAAGATTAAATACCTTTTGAGCTATAAAGTTTCCACCCAAATTCATATTGCTCATTCCCGTTTCTTTAAACTGACCCGGTGTCATTTCTGCATTTGGCGCATAATGTAATATCTGATATTCTGGAGCATCTGTAACCTGAACTCTATTCCCCTTATTGTCTTTTTCATATAAAAATACAGGGCAACTTGCAAGTGTTTCTGAAAGTACCCTGTTACATGCAAAAACTGCTGTAAAACTCATAGCTGTGTCTGCATCTATATTTGCATTACTTGATGTGGGGACATCTTCTCCACTTAAAAAATCCTGCGAATATTTCTGCAGGACTTCAAACAATGCATTTTGTGGAGTTAAAAAAAGCTTACATCTATCTATAAATTTCAAAACATCACCTCCTAATCAAGCAAACTTCTCATTCCTCTTTTTCATAAACTGATTCTTTTGCTTCATGTCTTATTGCCCTATCGAGAGCCATTATTAATGCAACAGCTCCATCTATTTTTTCAGTAGACTTCTCTTTATCTGGTTTTATATTTCCGGCAGGATCTGTTCTTACAAATATGTTGTCCATCATCCAACTTAAAACTGGATGTCCCCCATGTGCTATTTTCTTTTCTAAAGTTATCTTCATAAGTTCCTTCGTTGGTGGACTCATATCTTTGTATCCTTGTCCAAAAGGAATTACAGTAAAGCCTAAACCATCTAAGTTTTGAACCATTTGTACTGCTCCCCAACGGTCAAAAGCTATCTCTTTTATATTAAATTTGGTTCCGAGTTCATCTATGAAATTTTCAATAAAGCCATAATGAATAACATTGCCCTCTGTAGTTTTAAGAAAACCCTGCTTTTTCCATATATCATAAGGAACATGATCTCTTTTGACTCTAAGCTTCAAGTTATCCTCTGGTATCCAAAAATAAGCTAAGACATAATATTTATCATCTCCCGGTATTGGAGGAAACACTAAAACAAAGGCAGTAATATCATTAGTGCTCGAAAGATCTAAGCCACCATAACATTCCCTACCTTTAAGCTTTTCAATATCAACTTCAAAAGAGCACTTGTTCCAAACATCCATAGGCATCCATCGAACTGACTGCTTTACCCATTGATTAAGTCTAAGCTGTCTAAATATATTTTCTTCAGCTGGATTTTCTTTTGCACTGTTAAAAGCATCCCTAACCTTTTCAATAGGTATAGTATGTCCAAGGGAAGGATTAGATTTATACCAATTTTCTTCTAAACTCCAGTCTTCTCCATCTTTAATTCCATATATAACAGGATAAAAAGTTCTATCGTGTTTTTTACCTCTTAAAATATCCTCCGCTTTTTGATGTACCTCATAACATATAGAGTTTCTATCTGTTCCTGCTGTTGTAATTAAAAAAAACAGCGGCTGCATTCTTGCATCACCACTGCCTTTTGTCATAACATCATACAATTCTCTATTTGGTTGTGCATGGAGCTCATCAAAAATTACCCCGTGCACATTAAGTCCATGTTTTGAAAAAGCCTCCGAGGATAAAACTTGATAGAAGCTTCCAAGAGGTATATACACCAATCTTTTTTGAGATATTACAGGTTTTATTCTTTTCTTAAGTGCTGGACATTGGTCCACCATATCCACTGCAACATCAAATACAATAGATGCCTGCTGTCTATCTGCAGCACAACCATAAACCTCTGCTCCCCACTCATTATCTGCACAAGTAAGATAAAGTGCTACTGCAGCTGCAATTTCACTTTTTCCATTCTTTTTTGGTATTTCCACATATGCCGTATTATACTGCCTAAATCCGTTGTCTTTAACATTTCCAAATATATCTTTAATGATCTTATCCTGCCAAGGTAATAAATCAAACGGAACTCCATGCCACACACCTTTTGTGTGCTTCAAATTATTTATAAACTTTACTACCCTTTCTGCTTTCTTTTCATCAAACACTTTTACACCATCCTTAAAATGTCTTCCATTGGATCTGATGTATCTCCTTTTGAAGTTCCAACATTTATTCTAGACCTTGCAGATGGAGTAAGTCCAAATTCCGAACAGAAGTCCTTCATGATTTTAAGATATGTTTGTGCTATAGATACCTGCGGCACTTGTTGAATATATCCTGATGGTGTTTTAAAAATAGTACCATGCTTTGTTAAAAATTCTTCTGCTTCCTTCCATCTTGCGTATGCTTGGCAGTAGCCTGCAAAAGCAGCTGCATCCACTTTTGTAAGTACACCTATTTGCTCTAATGTCTTTGTCATCCTTCTCCACTCTTTTTTTGCCTCTGGCTCAAGCCATGACGGACATTTTGGAGCTTTATTTTCAGGCCTTGGTTCATTTAAATTTAAAGGTCTTTTTCCTGGATTTCCTTCAAGGACTTTTTAGAGCTGTTGGTTTTGGTTTTCTTCCTCTTGTCGCCATGGGGTTCACCTCCTAATTTTTTTTCAATTAAATATTGACAGTTACTTCTTTATTTAATATAATGTAATTACATAGTATGTATGTACATACTATGTAATTACATTATATATTGAAAGGGATGGTAATTATGCCTCAGATAACTTTAAGAGTTTCAGATGAAATATTAAGAACACTTCAAACAAATGCAGATACTGAAAATTTAACACTAACTGACTATATTCTATGCAAATCAATACCTGACTATATTAGTGGAATATTAACCGTTGGCAAAGTTGTTGCTAAAATACCTTGTAAAAAAGCAGGTGATACTTTTTCAATTAAAGATTTATTTTCTACTAGCGATTGGAAAAATTCTACACCTGGCAGCCACATATCTACTGGCAGACTATTTTATGAAGCTTATAAAAAAAATGAATTTAATTTAAAATCGCGCATTGAATTTGTTGGAAAAAATTCAGCAAACCTTGCAATTTATAAAAAACTTACTGATAATTAAAAAAGTAATAGGATCACTTCCTATTACCTTTTTCTAAATGCACTATTTCCTTTTAAATTTTCAGTCAATTCATGTCTTGCCTCTTTATACCTATCTCCTATAAATTCAAGCCTTAAAAGCCAAGTCCTAAAGGTATATTTTTCATTATCGGTTTGTCTTTCTTTTGCTGATGAATATTTAATCTTTTTTGCACTTTCATTAAGCGCTTCAGCAAACTGATTAGCAATTTCAGCGTTTTCAAAGCCCTCTAAAAATTTAAATTGCAAATTACCTTTTTCAAAATTTAAATTAATACCTTGGCACTTTTCCAATCCAATTCCTAGTGCTGCTGTTTTAAAATCTTCAATGCTTACAATCCTAACATTGTTTATGCCTTTTATAAATTCTTCCGTAACAATATCATTTTCAATTCCTATGGCCTTTTTGATAAGAGTCTGCTTGCTAGCTATCATGTTTATTAAATTTCTTAGGCTAATTCCTGTGTGTCCTTCCATTGAAAAAGTTACTTCTGAATTTTCAGCTTCTTCTTTTACTTGATCTTTTTCAGAATCCCTTAGTAACTCTTCAAGTTCTATCTCTACACCTTCTGAATTTTTAACCTTGCCAGCTTTATCAATAATCATAACTCCTTCTGTTGTTTCTATTTGGTATGCAAAACTTGGTGCTCCCATGTACTTTGGTTTAACACCGAAATGCTCACCTAATAATTTTACGATTTCTTTTCTTTCCATAATGCATTCCTCCTGTACTTTTTTTGTTACTACATTAATCACTCTAAAGCACAGTAATATCAAGTTATTTATAAAGGTTTATTTTATTTAAATAAAGGCTAATATGAGTACCAAGGCGGTGATGATATTGAAAACTTCAAGTTTTGTAAGAATAGATATTCTTATGGTTACCTCGGTAATTTTTATTTTAATATTAACAACAGTTTTGGTTTCAAACTAAAAAAAGCCCTTGCAGGCTTTATTTTTCTAATGCTGTATATCTTGGGTAGGTATATCCTTCTGAATCTACCAAGATGCCTTTATTCGTTTTTGTATTTCTAACTCTTATGCATCTTAATTCTCCTTTTGAATTGCAGCCCCCATCTTCTTTTGTTATCCAAGGTTGATCCTTACAAAAATCTTTTGCAAATTCTTTGAATTCTTCATCGTTTAATTTAACCTCTTTTATAACTTCATACTCTGTTCCTTTTAATCCATTAGCTTTTACTTCTTTTGTAAGTTCCTTAAGCTCCTTTAAGTTTAAAACCTTTCTTCCAAATAATGCTCTCATTTTGTTTCCCTCCATGTGTTTTTTTGTTATACTATATATCACTCTAAAACACAGTAATAGCAAGGGTTTTATTCACTTTTAATTACATTCTTATAAGCTGTTTTACTGCCATTTCTAATTAGGAAAACTTTATCTTCCCCTGCAGTTTCAATATATCTTTTAATAATAACATCACAGTACTTTTCATCAAGTTCCACTGCATAACATATTCTTCCTGTCTGCTCACAGGCAATTAGTGTAGAACCGCTTCCAGCAAAGGGTTCAAATACTATACAATTTGTCATGCTGCTATTTTGAATCGGGTAAGCTATTAGAGGTACAGGCTTCATTGTTGGATGATCTGGACTTTTACTTGGTCTATCAAAATTCCATACGGTAGTTTGTTTCCTATCCGAATACCATCTATGCTTTCCTGTTGGCTTCCACCCATAAAGTACAGGTTCATGCTGGAATTGATAATCGCTTCTTCCTAAAACTAATGACTGCTTTACCCAAACGCACACGCTCGAAAGATGAAAACCTGACTCTTTAAAAGCCTTCCTAAAATTCAAACCTTCTGTATCAGCATGAAAAATATAAGCTCCTGCCCCATCATCTAATGCTGAATAGATATTTTTAAAAGCAGCTAATAAAAATTCGTGAAAACTCTTATCATCCATACTATCATTTTTAATAACTCTTTCATTTTCTTTTCCCGCAGAATAATTAACATTGTACGGTGGATCAGTAACACATAAATTTGCCTTTTTTCCATCCATAAGCTTTTCAACATCTGAAATCTTAGTGCTGTCTCCACATATTAATTTATGTTTGCCCAAAAGCCATATATCTCCCAGCTTAGTTATGGGTTCTTTTATTTCTTCAAGAGCTTTATCTGCATCAAAGTCATCATCCTTAACTTCTTTATCATGAACTTTTGAAAATAAATCTTCTATTTCAGCGGCATCAAAGCTGTAAGAGAAATATCGAACATGGATTTATCAAGTTCATCTAAAATATCAGCTAACTTTGGCATGTCCCATTCTCCACTTACTTTGTTAAGAGCTATATTTAAAGCCTTTTCTTCATCTGTATCTATATCAATAACAACACATTCTATCTCTTTTGCACCCTCATGCTTTAAAACCTTAAATCTTTGATGTCCTCCAACTATATTACCTGTTTTCTTATTCCAAATTACAGGTTCTACATATCCAAAGGTTTCAATTGATCTTTTAAGCTTTTCATATTCAGGATCACCTGGTTTTAAATCTTTTCTTGGATTATATTTAGCTGGATTGAGTTTTTCAACTGCTATTTTCTGAATCTCCATCTTCTCACCTTCTTTAAAACAATAAAAAATGCCCTAAAAAGTACAAGTTTTTACTAAACTTTTTTAAGGCATAAATCTTCTTAAACTGTTTGAACTTCTATGTTCTTCATCTCAAAATTTGACTTATACCCCCCTCTGGAATTTTGCGTTTTTTCACACGAAGGGGACCACCCGGCCCTTTTCGTTTAAGTCTAGAGGAAATGTATCCCCCCATCTTTAATTTTCTACATTATTCCAAGGATAAGAATAAACTTCATTTTTGTTTCCAAACCTTCCGTCTTCCTTTGCAGTCTTTACATCATGGTGATGTTTACATAACGATTGCCAATTGCTTTCATCCCAAAAGAGTTCTTCATTACCTTTGTGAGGTATAATATGATCAACCACTTCTGCAGCAGTAACTACTCCTTCTCTTTTACATTCTTCACAAAGAGGATGCTTCAAAAGAAACTGCTTTCTTAATTTATACCACCTGTTGTTGTAGAGTTTCTTAAAAGGTCTGCTTGTCTTGTTATACTTACTTTCTATTTCTTTTTGATGTTTGCTGCAGTACCTTTCACTTGTAAGTTCAGGACATCCTGGATAACTGCAAGGTCTTTGATGTTTAAATGGCACAAAACTCACCTCTACTTATTCATTTAAATACGACTTGTACTATTTTAATTAACTGTTCTTTGCTAAGTGCTTGTAAATACTTTTGTCTTTCTTTATATGAACATTCTTCAAGCCGCTTTCTTTTTTTCCCTTGCCTTATAAAAATTCCTGATAACTGCAAATCATTTTTAGTTGATTCTAGGTAATGTCTTCTCCAAATATTATAATAAATTGATGCAGTACTTTTGCTACATCCTTTATATATTAATTCCTTTATACCAGTTCTTCTGTCTTTTACCTCAAGACCATTACACAATTTGTAAATTTCCTGAAGCTTTATCATTTTCCTCATCTCCATTATTAATGCATCTTGGAAATATGCAAAATATATGTTCCTTACTTATCTTGTCATGCCATACACATTTTCTGCATTTTTTTTTTCATATCTTCCTCCAATGACTTAAAACTTATGAATGTATTTTAAAACCTTGATTTTTTTGCATAAGAAAAGCCCCAAAGCATTATGCTCCAGAGCTGTTTTTTTATTTATTCATACTTCTTTACATTTTACATTATAGCATCGTTTTTACTGGATTTACAATGGACACTTATCGTATTTTTTATGACCACTTACTAACCAGTCACTTACCTTTTTATAATTTTGAGAACAATGCAGTAACATTTATAATCATAAATTTAATTAAGATTTAAACCAAATGCTTTGCTGCCAAGTTTTCGTTTATAAATTGATTCGATCTCAATAACCTCATTGCTGGTAAGTGTTCTCGGTAGAGTTCTCAAAATAGAGTACTGAAACTTTTTATATCGAAGTGGGGCTTTTTCTAAAATGTCTATCAATAACTTATTCCCACCATGACCATTTTTAGAATATTGTTTCCACCTTCCTAAAATGCCTTCTTTACCATAAGCAGAACCAACATACTGCATACCAGTTTCCATATCTACAATCAAATATACACCTGCTACAGAAGATAACATTTTATGCCACTCTCTATTAGCATCAGAATAATCAATAATTTTTTTTAACTCATCATAATTAATAATTACTTTATCAAATCCAGGAAAATTATTATAATATCCTTTAGGCAATATTTCAACAACTTCCTTATTACTTAGATTTTGACACCAGTTTCTTGCACCTTTCCCCCATTCAATAACAAGTCTATCTTTCAAATCTGCAAGAATTGTTACTTCTATCTGTTCATAATAAAATTGATCACCTTTATAAAAATCTGGTATTCCTTGAATATCAGGCAATTTTTTGATTTTTCTTCTTTGCTTTACTGTCGTTTTATTAACAATTTCATAAGCACCAACAAATATTGCTTTTGTACTTTCTGTAGCAATAAAAGAAATAATATATTCGCAGTCTTTAAAAAAATCTTTTGATTGAACTGCCTGATAATCCCTTAGTTGCCCAGCTTTATAAATTAAATTAACATCATATCCATTTTCAGTTGTATGTCTAACCAATTTTATCTTTTTACTAAGATCAAACTTTCTTAATTGAAGTATTTCTATTAAATCCATAGGTTCCCTCTTTTAATTCATAATACTATTATTTAAGAATAATCTATATTTATTTAATATCATACCACAATTTACAAAAGACCAGCAAACTAAATTGCCAGTCTTCTCAAATCAAACATGGATACAATTTCGTCAATTCCTTTTTTTCTGTAATTATTCAAAGTTTTTTCACTGACTGAATTTTTTCTTGAAATGTCTTTCCATTGGAGTCCTTCAAAAAACATCTCCTTTACTACTTCCCTTATATTAGGTTCAAGCCTATCTATGCAATAATTCAATCTTGATATTTCAAGTTCAGAAACTTTTATCATTTTATAAATTTCTTCTCTGCTTTCTTTATTCATGCGTTTTGCAGCTTCTTTATAAATCAAAGCTATTTTACAGGTTTTATCAGAAACACTGTTACTTTGAATTTTTTCATCACTTACTGAAGAAAAATTAAGTGATTCTATAACTTCATTTTCTTCAATATCTTTATAAACTTTATATTCAAATTTAAGTTGTTCTATATCTTTCAATATCTCCCTGTAATTTTTCAAAAGATACTCCACATATTCTCTAGTTTCCACACTCTCATCCCCTAATCATTAATTTTACTAAGTCTTGCTTTTACCGCCTGAAGTAGTGCTTCCTGTCCTACTTCCTTATTTTGAAGTGCTTTCATTACATCTTCATCCATAGTTCCTTTTGCTACAAGATGATGTATAATAACATTTTCCTTTTGACCTTGCCTATATAACCTTGCATTAGCTTGCTGATATAATTCCAAGCTCCACGTAAGTCCAAACCAAACTATTATGTTTCCTCCTGCCTGAAGATTAAGTCCATGTCCTGCTGATGCTGGATGAACTAGCATTATAGGAATTTCTCCTCTATTCCAGGCTTTAATATCATCTGATGTTTTTAATTCTTTTGCTTTAAAATACTTCTGAAGCCTATCTCTATCATGTTTATAAGAATAAAATATAAGTACTGGTTTTCCGTTTGCAACTTCAATAATGTCTTCTAGCGCTTTAAGTTTTTCATCATGAATTTCTAAGGCATCACCATTTTCATCATAGACAGCTCCATTTGCCATTTGAAGTAATTTATTTGTAAGTACAGCTGCATTATTTGCAACTATATCCGAATCCTTAAGCGGAAGAAGTAAATCTTTTTCTAATTGCCTGTACTTATCCATAGCTGTCTTTGATAAATTAATTTTTATTATGTTATTTATTCTCTCAGGAAGTTTTAAATAATCCTCTGATTTAATGCTCACACATATATCTTTTAATTTTTCATAAATGTTTTCTTTTGCACCTTCTTTAGGCTTATAGCTAAAAATTACATTTTGATTTCTCTTATCTGGTAAAAAATATCTTTCTCTATATCCCGTTATTGTTTTTCCAAGTCTTTCTCCACCATCTAGAAGATAAATTTCTGACCATAAATCCATAAGTCCATTTGGTGCTGGTGTTCCTGTAAGTCCTACAATTCTTTTAGGTCTAACTTTTTTTAACGCCCTAAACCTTTGAGATTTTGAAGATTTAAAACTTGAAAGTTCATCTATAACAACCATATCAAAAGGCCAGTCCTTGCCATAATACTTTACAAGCCACACCACATTTTCTCTATTTATAACATAAATATCTGCCCTATGATTTAATGCTGATATTCGTCCTTTTTCTGATCCTAGCACCTTTGATATTTTTAAATACCCTAGGTGATCCCATTTTTCACTTTCACTACTCCAGGTATCTTCTGCTACTCTAAGTGGAGCTATGACCAAAACCCTTATAACATCAAAATAATCATACATAAGTTCACCTATCGCTGTAAGTGTTACTACAGTTTTTCCAAGCCCCATGTCCATCAAGAGTCCAACTTTTTCTTTATCTAAAATCCACTTCGTAGCATATTCCTGATAACTGTGTGGTTTATAAATCACACTATCATATCCTCCATAAAATCCTTAATTCCTTGTATTGAATCTATTAAATAAACTTTAAAACCTAACGTTTCGAACTGCTTTTTTCTTTTAAGCTGCAGCGGTCTCATTTTCTTTTTTGGTGCCTTAAGCTCTACAAAGACCACTTTTCCATTTGGCATTAAAACAACTCTATCTGGTACACCTGCCATACCCGGTGATACAAACTTTAGTGCCAGTCCTCCACGCTTTTCAACTTCAAGTTTTAATCTACTCTCAATTTCACTTTCTAACATCTCTTGCCTTCTTTCAAATGTATCCATAGTATCCTTAACAGACCATTTTCCTTACGCGGGCGTATATATAGATTATGTGTATATAGGTATTTCTATATTTTATATACATCTATATAATAATAGGGATATATAAGATACGAAGTGAGCTAAGCCCTTATGTTTACTAATTTCAAACGGTATCCTTAAACGTATCTATACCAAGTTTTTATGGATATTAAGGATACCTTTAATTCTATAAATTTAATGATTATAGAAAAATAATATTTTAAGGGATACATGGATACTCAATTAAAAATTATATTAATTGACACTTACAGATACCCTATTTTCCTTAAGGATACGTTTCCCTTATAAATGCTCTTTGGAGTCCGTAGTTTCTCCCAAATTTAAGTCTTCCAGTTCCCTTAGAATATTCCTTCCACCCTTCAATTTTTCTCAAAATGTCATTAATCTCTCTTGCTTGAATAGGTGACAGTTGTTTTGGATCTGCTTGAAAAAGCTCTACCCATATTTCCATTGCACATACTTTGTCCCTTTGAACAGTACCTTCTTTAGCTTCACCAAAATCAGTACCATGGATAAATAGCCTTCGAGCTCCTATATCAAGTTTGCCCCAATCTTTAGGTAACAACCTATCAAGGTATTCTCTAATTAATCCTTCCTTGGAACTTTCCTCTGTATGCTGTTCTTGAACTTTAACAGCTTCTTTTTCTATATCAGGCGAAAGGAATAAACCTTCTCCATTTCTCCAAAGTGTCAAAGTTTCCGCCCATATTTGATCTATTTCATCTTGACTCAGTTCTTTCCATAAATTTTTATTACTTTTATTTATTGCTACAACTACAGGCCAATAACGTCTATTTCCTGTTTTATCTCTTAAGAAATCATTATCATTGGTAGTTCCAAAGAATACGCACTGCCTTGGGAACTTGGTTACACGCTTACCATAAGCAACTCTGTAAATATCCTCTCTTTTAGATATAAAATGTTTTACTGCTTCAGTTTCTGCTTTTTTAGTTGCAGAAAGTTCTGCCATTTCAATAATCCAGGCATCTTGAAGTTGTTCATAGGCTTCTTTACCCTGCACTGTATTTAAAGAATCTGAATACCAATTTTGCCCTAGTAAACTTATAATATGACTTTTCCCTATTCCCTGTTTGCCAACTAAAACAAGCATATAATCAAACTTTATTCCAGGTACAAATACACGAGCAACTGCTGCAACTATAGCTTTTCTTGTTACTGTTCTTGTATAAGAAGTATCTTCTGCACCAAGATAATCAATGAATAAAGTTTCAACTCTTTTTTGACCATCCCATTTAATTTCTTCAAGATAATCTCTAATTGGATGATATTTATTTTTTTCCTCTACAATTAATAAGGCATCGCTTATTTTTGTAGGTGAAGTTATTCCGTATACTTTTTCAATATAATATCTTAAGGCAGCATCATCGCTATCTTTCCAAGGATCACCTTCGGCTGTATTTTTTAATCTGTGCCATGGAAGATTTCCTCTTATAATTGTTCTATGTGAAAACTCATTTAGAGCTATTTTTTCTTTTAAATATGGATCATTTTCAAGAATCAAAACTATATTGCCTATTGTAGGCTTATAAAAGCCTCTTTTATCAACTTCAAGAAGCTTCAGCCATTCCGTATCAGTAACTTCTGAATCATCAATTTCTATAAAATCTTCTTTTGCTGTACTTAACTTTTCTTGTCCAATAGTCTGTTTTACTTCCTCGTCTTTTCTGCTAAAATCCATCATAGCTTGATAAGAAGGTAACTTTACCACTGGTGTTCCTCCCTTAACATCTTCATCCAATTCTCCAAATTTATGAAGCCTTACTAAATCAAATGCATTACAAAGCTTTCCTGATGCTGGATCTGTTCCATGATGAGAATAAGCAAAATCACCGTTTTCATAAATAACAAGGCCTCCTGATGTTGAACCTTTAACATATGTGTACCTGTTTTCATCAGCACAAGGTACATAAGTATCACTTAAAAACTTTTCAATAGCATCCACTACAGAATAAGTCCTACAAAATGCACCTACAATGCCACCCTTTTCTCTTGGATTTCCCTGTTTATCTGCTGACTTTTCTCTAATTTTTATACTTCTTGAAGACTCAGGCCAAAAACTTGTATCCTGCCAATTTTCATATCTACTTAAAATATCATCTGGATTTAGCCATTCTTCATCTTGATATTTAAAAATAAATTCTCCATTTTGTGACGTAGAAGGCCAGTACATAAGTCTTGAAGGTTCATAAGTTGTATCATCAAAGTAATCTATTCCTATATCAGCTGCAATTCTTCTAGATACCGCTCCATATTCTTCAGGAGTCACAGTTCTGCTTAATGGAATAACTAATCTAAACCTTGGTTTATCCTTACTGTGTTTATGAGTTGTATATATGCAGCAGCCAAAATCAAATAACATTTCTATTGTATCCCACAGTCCATTTTGCCCATAATCAGCATCTAAAGTGAGAATACTTCTACTTAAAACTGCAGCACTTTTTCTTCTGCCATCTTTTAAAGCTCCACCAACAAAGCCTCCAACATCTTTTATGTCATCTTGTTCATTTTTAGATAATTTTTTATATTCCTCATAGTTTTCAGGTGTTCTTGTAGTTTTACTTACTCTATCTAAAAACTCTGACCACTTCATCTCTTTATTTTTCCAATTCAATTCTTTGCGATTTCTGCCTACAGCAATTTTAATAATTCCATCGTGTTTCAATCATATTCACCTCCAAAATTAATGTCTAACCTAGATATATCGCTTCAACTAAAAAATTTATGTGCACCAAAATGCTGACAAAATAGCATTTTGTTACAAATAAATTTTAAGTTTCAAGGTATATATCTTTAATCTTTCTTATAGTAATCCGTTTCAAAACCTGCTGCTTTTAATGGAAGTCCCTTTGCCCATTCAATGGATTCTCCCATAATTTCATTTACCTCTTCTAAAGAACCAAACCCTTTAGGCACATCTAATATAACTTCATCATGAACATGAAATACTATTTTATATCCTGCTTTATCTAGTCTAAGCATAGCCTCAGCTAAACAATCTCTTGCAATTGCTTGAACTATATTTTCCGTAAGTTTTCCTCCATAAGTGCTGAGTCTGCCCCATACCTTAGTTCCCTGTTCTATTCCTTCATAAGTTAGTTCGGGTTTGTTAAATCTAATATCTTCCTCAATTCTAGGTCTTACATAAGCAAGACTTCTTCCAGAAGGCAGCTTAATAAATAAAAATCCTCCATTACATGAAAACTCAAGTCCATATTGCATTTTTACTACTTTATTTTCTTCTACTGATTTTATTGCTGCACTCTCAATTTTCTTCCACAATCTCACTATATTAGAATTTGATTTTCTCCAAGCTGCTACTATACTTGGAAGTTCTTCTTCCTTTAATCCCATCTTTACAGCACCCATAGCTATAAGTGCACCAGAACTTCCTTGATAACCGCAGGCAAGAGTTGCAACTTTACCTTTTTGCCTGAGTGCATATTCAGGATTTCCCTTCGATATCTTTTCAATAGGCACTCCAAACATTCTACTTGCTGTCATTTCATAAATCTTTCCACTGCTTTTAAAAGTATCTATAACCCACTTTTCTCCTGCAAGCCATGCTATGACTCTAGCTTCAATGGCACTAAAGTCTGATACTATAAATCTTGAATTAGCCGATGGAATAAAAGCGGTTCTTATAAGTTCAGATAAAACCTCTGGTACGCTGTTAAATAGAACTTCCAGCATTTCATAATTTCCTGATTTAAGAAGTACGCGAGCATCTTCTAAATTATCCATACTGTTTCTTGGTAAGTTTTGAGTCTGAACTAATTTTCCTGACCAGCGGCCAGTCCGATTTGCTCCATAAAATTTCATAAGTCCCCGTACTCTTTCATCCCTGCACTTAGCTCTTGCCATAGCTTCATATTTTTTAACAGAGGTTTTAGATAATTCTTGCCTAAGCTCAAGTGCTCTTTTAACCTTATCATCTTCTACTTCTTCTAATAATTCCTTTACTTTTTCTTTTGATAAACTTTTGACTTTTATTCCGTTAGTTTCAAGCCAACCTTTTAACTGCGCACTACTATTAGGATTTTCAAGTCCTGTTAAAGTTACAGCTTCTTTCATTTTTTTATTTTGATAGGCTTTGTCAGACTTTATAGCATTATGAACTAAGGCTTTATCTATTTTTACTCCTGCATCATTTATTTTTTGGTCCAAAGCCCAAAGCTGCCATTCCTTTTCTGTTACTGGATACCTCTCTAACTTTTTTCTTATAGCTCTTTCAACTTCTACATCCTGTTTACAATAAGTTTTAAATATCTCCCATTTTCCTATATCCTGCTCCGGTAAATTGCGAGTTCTTCCACAATTAGCTTTAGTAGGTTTGCATGGCATAGAAAAATATCTGATAAGAGCCTTTCCTTCATTCATTTTTTGTTGCTCTAAATTCATGCATTTAGCAACTCCTTCAAGACTTGCTTTAAGACCTAATTCAAGTGAATGAACAGCACTACATCTCCACTCTTCAGGCTGCATAGGTTTATTTAGATATTTTGCTAGACATGTTCTTTCAAAGTTAGCATTAAAAGCTGTTTTTATAAGCTTAGGATTTGTTAAATCATATTCTATATTTTGTGGTAACTTTTCATCACAAGCTAAATCTATTATTTGAACAGGTTCATCATCATAGGCATAAGCAAATAATAATATTTCAAAATCTTCTGCCTCTGTGTATGCATAAACTCCACATTTTGTAATATCAACACTCGAATAGGTTTCTATATCAATGGCCAGCAAAATAATCATCCCCTATAAATTAAGGGAGATTTCTCTCCCCCTAAAAAATTAATCTAAAAAGTTATCTTCTACTGCATCAAAGTCATCTTCAGCTCTACTATGTCCACCAAGTGGATCTCCATCTTCTAATTTTTGAAGGTTTTGAAGTCCACAGGCTATACCTTTATTTCCATTAGCATTGTAAGCATAAAATGTAATGCTGGCTCTTCCATAGCAACCGCTGTAAAACTCACTTTGATCTAGTATAGTTTGTACATTTTTGTCTACTATTCCAGGCTTTGTATTACTATTTGCATTTATAAAATAGCTATCAGCATAGGATTCATCATCTGCTCTATCAACATCTCCATCTCTAAGTGGTGTTTTTAAATTAGCTGGTATTTTTCCTCCAAGTTTTGCTGTTCCTTCTTTTTTAGCTTCTTCAATAGCTTCTTTTACTTTTTTAAGTGTATCCTTATCAGATTTAGGTATTATCAAACTTACTGAATACTTTGGATCACTTCCATTAATACTTTTAGGCTCCCACACATTTGCATAACTAAATCTTACTTTTCCTGTAACAATTTTCATGAATAATTCCTCCCTAATTTTTAAAATCTGCTTCTGCAGTATTATTAATTTCTGGTCTTTTGTCACTTTCAACTACTAATGTCAGTTTCCCTTTAGGCTTCATAACTAAGCTACCTATCAAATCTTTAAATTTCTTTTTACCTATAGCTTTTTCCATAGCTGTAATACCTAATAAGGATTTAGAATATATAACATCTTCTGTGTATCCTGCCTCTATTAAAGTCTTAGCAGTAGCTTCTTCATCACTGTATTTTCTAATACTTCTGCCCTCTACTAATTTAAAGCCTTCCCATTTCTTATTTTCATTTATAGCTTTATCTAAGGCATATGCCTGTATATCAGACGCCCATTTTTGAAATTCATCTATTCTAGATAGTATTTCACTTATCTCATCTTCACTTAAAAGAGGAGCTTTTTTAAAATCATATTGTGCCATTTTCATGTTTTCATCTGACCTTGCCCTGCAGTTAAATCTAGCTCTGCAGAATCTACAATGCTCACCTGCACAAAATTCTCCCTCACCTTTTATAGCCAAGGCTGCTTTTGGTTTCACCGTATCATCTGCCCACTTCTTCAGTTCATCCACTGTAATTTCAAAAGTTGATATGTTATCAAGTCTTGGCTGCACTATTGTCATTCTTATATTTTCAATATCATAAAGACTGTCAAATAAATTTAAAGCTCCTATAGCATATAACATCATTTGAGGATTATTAACTGCAGATACTTCAACACCTTTTCCATACTTTAAATCCACTATATCAAGTATTCCATCGGCTACAATAACAAGGTCTCCTGTGCCAAAGCCTTCTGGCACACAAGAACTAAAATCAAGTTTTTGCTCCACAAGAATAATTGGATCTTTTGATCTGATTTTTGCCTCTGATATAAGTCCACAACCATATTCAAAATAAATGTCTGTATAATACTCTAGTTCCTTTAAATCAAATTCACTTTTTGGCTTTTTAATCTTTATTCCAAGATATTTTTTCAGCTTATATTCAGCTAGCTCGTGTGCAGCAGTACCTTCTTCTGCAAAAGCACTGCTTTCATTTTTAAAATTTTCTTCTAAAAGAGCCGATGGAGTACATACAAGCCATCTATGAGAATTTGACGCTGATAAAAGTGCATGTTCAGCCATTTCTAAATCACCTCAGCTTCTTTTAAGAGTTCACTGTATTTTTCTTGTGAAATATCTGTTAGTTTTTTACCTCCAAATTTTTTTTATGAGTGCTTTCACTTCCTGCTGCTTGCCATTTTGTGAAAGCTTTGCAAGTACTCCTCTTACTTCTTCTAAAGTTACTGTTTTAGGTTTTTCTTCTTTTTGAACTTTTTTCTTTTGGTGCTTGTACTTCTTTAGGCTTTATCTCATGCTCCTCTTTTATTTCTGCTCCTGTTCTCACTTGTAGCATCGCATCTGCTAAAGCTAATAAAGAATTCATAATATCTGGTGAATCAACTCTAACTGTAATATTAATATCCATTTATAACACTTCTTCCTTTTAATTTTTATTTGTTTCAAACAAAGTATCTATTGTTTCATTTGGAAATATTCTTAATAAGCCGCTTGCCACCTTACGTCCAACACCTCTCTTTCCACTAAGAACCCTGCTTATAGTTCCTTTAGATACATTGGCTTTAACTGCTAGTTTATTCTGTGATAAGCCATTTATCTCCATTAGTTCTTTCAATTTATCAGAATTTAAATTCATAAGCTCCCCTCCCTTAGTTATCTGTTAAGCTTGTCAGCTAACTTGCTAACATAATGACAAAAAAATAAATATATAAGAAACATCAACCTGTATAATTTTTAAATAAATCAGCTATTTGCTTCTCATAAAATTTGTAGGACATTGAATTTTTACAAAAGCAAATAGCGATTTACTAATAACAATTAGTATATTGCCAATTGTACTGTTTTTTCTCTTATAAATCTTAATTGACTGAGTCTTATTGAAGCAGCTGTTACTGAAACTCCAAATACTCTAGAAACTTTTTTGCTATTTCAATTGCAATTTCATCAGTTTCAAAGTCTTGTCCTAATATTATATAATCACCCTTAATTCTAAACTTTTTAAATATTTCACTTGTTACCACTTTAAACATCTTTTTTGGCATAAGCAAGCAAGATGCCATATAGTTAGCCTGCCACTCCATCCAATCATTATTCGTTTTAAAAGTTCTCCTTGATGCATAATTTTCAAAGCTCCTTTTAAAACATTTTATTGATGGCATTTCTTTACCATTTATACTATCCCAAAAACCAAATTGATCTCTCTTTGCTTTAAACATTTCCCTATGCAATATCCAATGCCCAGCTTCATGACCACTGGTAAAATTATATCTTCCTTCTTGATTTTCAGTAAGTAATGAATTATCAATAATTACAGTACCTTTTTTTACGTATATATTTCTTATTTTCTTGCTTTCAGAATCATATACATTTAGAAATCCATTATCAAAGGCTGTTAAACCAAGAATACTTCCATCTTGTGTTATATCCTTATAATCCATATCTAACTTCAAATAATTTTCTAAGAATTCATCAATAGGAGTCTGCATAGGTTCTTTCAATATTTGAGGATTGAAATCCCACAAATACATTTCAGCAATTTCTTCTATGTCACTTTTGTATAGTAATGGTAAGCCATCTTTTTTTCTTGGGATACTTACATCCACTAAATCTTTTTCCCCCTATCATTTAGCTTTTTAACAAATTCATCCCAATCTTCTTCCGTTGCAACTTCCTTAGCTTTCCTAAGTGCTACCCTAACTTTTTCTGATGACATAATATACTCTGGAAGATCAGGCGATATTGTATTTTTACCTTCACCGGCTAAATCAAACATTGTATGTTTTTCATCCTCAGTTAATTTTAAAATTTCAGCTATTTGTAAGAGTTTCTCCATGTCTGGTGGATATCTTCTGCCTTTTTCAATATCACTGAGATATGCGGGTGCAATTCCTAGTTCTGAGGCCATTCCTCTTAAGGTTATTCCGAGTGCCTTCCTTTTATCTGCAATATAATTTCCGAAACCTAATATATTATTCATTTCAATCCCCTTCTAAACAAATTAGCGTGTTCGCATATCTGATAACATTATTGTATAGGAAACAGTTTCCATTGTCAATATGTTTTTTACAATTTATTCAATTTTTTATATTTTAATGTATATTTCTAAAACATAATATTTTTAAATTTTCCTTCTTCGATTTGTAAAATAGACTTTTCATAAATTTTCTTTAATTTGCACATCTTAATAGTAAAAACACAAATATCATCAATTACTACTGGTTCTACAATATCAGCATACTCTTTTATAATATTCTCCATAAATTCTATATCTGTATTGTCAATGAAATCATTTTGACTAAAATTCAATAAGGCTAGCTCATGTATTAATTCATCCTTTTTATATTTAATTAATTCATATTTATTTTTATCCATATATAAATTTAATTTTTCGATAATTAAAGCAAGAATTTGATAATTAGGTTCCGCCTCAAGTTCTACATTATCCTTTAAATATATAAATCCTTTCTTGTGTAAATTTTTCGCTATTTTTATAGTTTCCTTAAGTTTTTTTTCCATAAAAATCACCTTCACTTATTATATATGCATAGCATTTAGAAAATTCAGTAATTTTATAAAAAATTTATGTACACAATAAAAAACAAGGGTATTTATATTATTGTACAAATTCTACCCTTGTTTTCTATTTATCTTATTCTATTTCATTTTCCAAAGACAACATTTTCTCCTGTCTCATGTCATGTAAAGTCTTATCACTGTCTTTGATCATAGCCCAAGAATAAATTCTGATTGTAGACCATCCAGTAACCTTTTGCCCCCATTTATTGAATGTAATTTTTTCACCATTAAAATCAACATACTTAGCATCAACAACCGTTGCTTCTGAATTCTCAGAGTTCTTAATTACAACAATGTCTCCACTTTTAATTATTCCCCATTCAAAAAGCTTATCCATTCCTGGAAGTTTAGTTCTTATAATTGGTGTTAATTCAAAACAACTAATATCTACATTATTAGCTATAAACCAAGCTGCGGCTTATAATGTTTGATTGTCAAATGAAGAAGCTATAAGTATTATTCTCTGTTTTGAATTTAAAGTTTTAACAGCATTATTTTTTTAGAAAACCATTTAGTTTGTTCATTTTAACAATGAAAGTGTAAACATCATCAATTAAATAATTTTCATTAACGTTTAATAAGGCAAGTTCATCTTCATCATCTCTAATTAATTCATTTTCCACTTTATCCATATATAAGTTTAGATTCTAGCAAGTATCTGATAATTAGGCTCTGCAACAAGTTCTACACTGTCCTTTAAATATATGAGTCCTTTCTTATGTAAGCTTTTTGCTATTTTTATAGTATCCTTAAGTTTTTTATCCATAAAAAATCTTTAACTATGTTCTTAGACGTTCACTATATTATTTTAGATAATATAGTTGTAAAATTAAAGATACCTTGGAATTAGTATGTTTCAATATAAACTATGTGTATCCTTGAAAACATCTGCACCTGAGATACAGGCAAACTACTTTGCATCAGCAGAATTTCTTATCCCAGATAATAATTTTTTTAAGTTAGCAGTTGAAAAATATACCTATGATCACATAGCTAGTGTAATAGGCATGCATACCGAGCTTGCTATTACTGATTCACTAAATCAATTACATATTTCAACCATGATAAATTAAATATTTTTTATCCCACTATTTTAATATAAGTGTTAGTAATTGTCTTCTTACCTACTATAAACTAATCTAATGAATATCCATTCGTGAATTGTTTATATTATAAACTATAATATCAATTTGATTTTTCCACTCAGGTGCCTCACGCCCTTCTTTTGCTTCAAAGCACATATTAAATAGATTTATTACGTTATCAGGGTGAGCTTTATCATTTTCAAATATTTCTTTAAAGAAGAAAGAAAACTGCCCTAATGTTAATGGTACAATTTTTAATGCCATTTTCTCATCTTGTGGAGTATACCAAACTCCAATTCTAAAAGTTTCTGCTGTATTTGAATCAATTTTATTAGCAATGAATATTCCATACACAGGCTTGTCCTTATGTAAAACAAGATCTGCAACATGCCTACGAACTGGTTCACCTTCCATAGCTTCTTGCCTTGAATTTGTCGACATTGTAACTTCAACCACGATGATATAATCTTCAAATTCAAAAATCATATCTGGACCCCCGCCAGGCGCAGTGCCTACTGGTAAATAATCTTGATCTATACTAAATCCTCTAGCTTCATATGGTTTATTAGATATATGATCTATTGCTAAAAAAGCTCTCCATAAAACCCATTCTAAATATGCTGCCGCCTCGGATTTAGGCACTTTAATTGTACAATCTTCATTTAATTCTTTTTCCTTTCCATTGTTAACAATTAGTAAATTCATATACTCATAAATTTCTTTCCAATCTTTATGCTGCCTTTTAGAATATTCATCTTCCTTGAATTTATCGATATCCCTTTTTAAACTATTTCGAACCATATTTACGTTTGCAGCTGAATTAAGCGGCACATCAGGAATTACATATGGAATATTATATGTTTTTAATTCTGTAATTAAATCTTGTAAAACTCTATTTGCTGTTTCAACATTATCTGTTGGCAATGGTGCACCATTACACAATTTATTATATCGTTCTTTTAATGGCTCTGTGCTTGTAACTTTTCTACTAAGTTCAAATGCTAGAGTACGATATTCAGGTACAATACATATTCCTCTTCCTGCTCTCTTAACAATTCCTGAAGACACAATATAGCGTAGATTCATATCAGCATAATCTTTAAAATTCACTTTCGATTTCAAATAATGAATCCATACTAAATCAATTAATTCACGATCGTATTTTTTCTTGTTATCTGCTTTCTTTCTATTTTGCCTTATATTTAAAATATTCTCTACAACTTTATTAATATCATAACTAGGGTTTGTTGTTTGAACGCACGTTGCAAATTCAATAAAATTAAGCTTTGTATCCCCTGTACTTTCCTCCAACTTAAACATTACTGCAAGCACCCATAAAAATGGTGAATACGTAAGTTCTTCAGTTAGTTTTTCCATTGGCACCGTTAACCCGCGCAAAAAACACTCCTGTTGTGCTAAAATAGTATCTGCATTATAAAATGTTTTTCCTATAGGCGTTATATCATCTACAATTCCCAATTCATTTTGAGAAAAACCATCCTTTAAAGTTACTTCCGGATATGCAAACCCGTACTTATTAAACATAAGTCTATATTTACGGGTTATACTTGCATCCTTATCTTTATTTATATCCCCACCTATTTCTCCTACATTAAATAACAATTTTTTAAATGCAACCTGATCCTTTGGTTCCCGTAATTTTCCTACCAAATTAGATTCTACATATACTTTAAACCCACTAGGTATACGCCATGGATTTCTCATGCCAGTATTACCAATTAACCATATGTCTATTGGTTCTTTTACTATTCTAACTTCTTTAACTATTTTTTCTTTTGTCTTTTCACCTTCTTTATATTTAACTTTCTTTTTTTCAATTACCTCGTAAACACCAGGTTCTATCTCATTTATGTTTTCCTTCCCCATTATTATACCCCACAAAAATATATTCTTTTACGTTATTGCGTGTTGTATTAGTTCGTGTTCCAAAACTATACTTATAATCTACAGGTACAACATTAACATTTTCTTTATAACGTTTCAATAAATTTACCATCTCCTCCATAGTCGGCAAACTATTTGATGAGTAAGAAACTATAAGTATGCTATTTTTATGCTTTTTAAAAATGCTATCAAATGCCTCTGCAGCACCATTCTTTGTTGAAAATGGTGTCGGATATGACTTAAACTTCTTGGTTAGTGTATTCTCTTGAATTTCTACCCCTTCCCAATCTCTTGCAAGTCCTTCAACAAAATGATATCGACGTACATACTCGTTATCAGATTTCGGAGTATAATACGGTGGATCAATATAAACCAAATCCGCCTTTTTTTCATTTCTATCGAATCCATATTGTATGATTTATTTCTTTTTTTGTTATTAAAGACTGCATTGTTAATAACTTCAACAGCTTCCAAAAACTGCTCTTTGAACGTTTTTTTGTAAATCTCTCCTTCCATCATTATAACGATCTCCTACATAAGTAAAAATTCCTCTAGGACGTTTTTTTTGTGCATGCTCGTATTAAAGCTTCCATAGCAATTGCTCTTTGGTATTCATTTTCTATTTTCTTAATATTTGACCTTAGAATATCAATAAATTGATTATCTTCATCACTATAGTAAATTCCTTTAAATGTTTCTGAAACAAAGTTATTAACATTACCATTGGATATTAGCAATTCTTTTGCTTTTTCTATTGGAAGAATCACTTTATTATTCTCTATTAATGCCTTCGTAATTACTGCAGACATTGTCATATAATCATTACTAATTACTCGCTTTCCCTGCGCCTTATACATATAACTTACTATTCCAGAACCTGAAAAAAGATCTATAACTGAATCAAACTCAAATTTAGATGAATTCTTCCATATTTGTCCTATTAGTTTACTTTTAGACCCCATATATCTCGTTGAAGGAAATTTTGTTACTTGCTCCGATAATTCCATGTTGTTATTAGTTTGGATATGCTGTGACAATAATATCTTCTCCTGTTCTTCCATTACTCTTGCTATTAATACTTCGTTTGGTCTGGATAATGTCTATCTTAAAATCTTTATAAAGTTCATGTATCAAAGGATGGTTTGAATTTGTTAGTAATACATAACATCCTTTTTCATATAATCGATGTACTTGTTGCGCAAGATTAACTTGATCTTGTTCATAAAATTGCTCTTTTGTATATCGTTTAAAATCTGAGTAATTAGATATTGGCATATACGGTGGATCTAAAAAAATAAAATCCCCTTCAGTTGCATACGTTTCTAAAACTTCCAAATAATCTCCGCATATAATTGTAGTATTTTTAAGAACTTCAGCAGCTGCATGAAGTTTATCTGGATTACATATAGTTGGATTTTTATACCTTCCAAAAGGCGTATTAAATTTTCCTTTCTTATTCAGGCGATATAATCCATTAAAGCAAGTCTTGTTCAAATAAAGCATTCTCGCTGCTGCTTCAATTGGAGCGCACTCTAACCAATCTTTGGCTCTAACTTCATAATACATCTCTTCAGTATTTTTGTACACCTGTAGTTCTTCTATAACTTGATCACAATTTGCTGCTAACTGTTTATATAAATTTATAAGTTCCGGATTGGAATCTGCAATAATAGATTTAGAATACCCTAATTTGAAAAACAACGCTCCTCCACCTATAAAAGGTTCGATATATTTTTCATATTTTTTAGGAACCCTTGGAATTATCTCATTAAACATTTGTGTTTTTCCCCCTGCCCATTTTAGAACTGGGGTTACAGACTTACCTTCATCTACATTACTATTTGATCTTCTCCAATTTATATATTTTCCTGTTTTCACACGATTATCTTTTGGGTATTCAGCCCCAGTTGGAATAGCCCACATATTTCCAAACTTTTCTATTCCCTCTATTTTTTTTCATTACATAAAGTTTGAATTCTTCTAATCGATAATTGCCATTTTTCAGAGGCTTCTTTTATTGTCATGTACTCCACGATATTCACCCTGTTCCAAACACACCACTAAAAGTAAATCAGTAGTATGTTTTAAATTATAGTAATATTCATCTTATTATAAGCGTCCTTACGCCAAATGTCAATTTACAACTACTTTCTTTATAGGTGTTTTCAGTCTTTTACTATAAACTTTTTTAGTTTCTACTATCACTAATCACAAGCCAACTAATATCCTAAAACTTATTCACTATATATTATTTATTATAAAATACACAACACAATTTACTATTCTAACTTCCCATTTAATAATTTTATTTAACCTAAAAAAAGAGATAGAATTAAATAATTCCACCTCAATCTTAACTTTTTTAATCTTTTTAAATACACTTAAAATTTCTATTTATACATATAGCTCCAACATATTTAATTCATCTCATAAGCCCTATCAATGTATTCCTTAGCTTTTTCAAAATCCCTAACATCTTTTATTGTAATTTCTAAATCCCCAGTTCCCCAATGTCCAATTTTAGTTACATCTCTTGTAAAACCATCTTCAATAGCAATATCTTTAGGCTCTAATCTTAAATATAAGACTATACTTTTCATCTTAACTTCTACACATATAATATTTTTTATCTTCTTGAATACACTATACAATTTTAATTTATTTTCAGTAACATCATCACCAAGAGCCAATATGTAATCCCTAATAGAATAGTATAATCCTCTTATTTTTTCACTTGTTGCTTCTAATTGATCATCAAAATTCTTATCATTACTTTGCGGCTTTGTTACTTTATCTCCATCAATATCCTTAAGTCTTGTAGCAACATTAGAATTTATTAAATCAAACATCAATAAATCATCACCAAATTTTTTATATCTAATAAGATCTATGTTTCTATTTATTTGCTTCACAGCATACTCATCGTATTTAGTAAAATCTCCTGCTATGCAAATGAGACGTGGCATGGTCCAATCTAATTTATCTGAACATTCTTTTCCTAATGTTTTCATAACTAAAAGTTGAAAATCAGCCTTATGATCTAAAAGCCAGTCTAAATAAAACAGTCCTTGATTTATTACATTTTCATTGCTAGCTCTTTTATATTCAAAAATTACAGGACAATTATTCTCATCTATTCCTAGGCTATCCATACGCCCACCATTGGAAGTTGTATATTCACTTTTGAGAAATGTAACGCCAAAAAATACAGACATGTTTTTTTCAATTAATGTCTGCAATGCTCTTTCTAGTGTAGCCCATTTAGCTGGTAATTCTTCTACTTTACCATTTATTTTAAATAATTTTATATCAGACATTTTAACAGCTCCTAACCATATTTCACATAAATATTATAACATAGGTATTTCCGATTCATAGTGATACATTAAATTATATCCATTTTTCGTATATAAAAAAAGCCCCTGAGTGTAAATAAACACATCAGGAGCTTTAATTAGTATATTACCTAATTCTTATTTTCTTCCTGTTTCCTACCCACGTCCAAGGAAACATGTAAGATTTTTTTAACTTTCTAAACTTAACTTTATCAATGTCTCTAACTGTGTTTTCTTTCTAGCCTTACTACCGTCTCCACGTGTGTCGTGTTCTGTATAGGAACACACTTTTTCATCTTTTGAATCACCATTAAATTTTACCACATCTTTACCTTTTAATGAATGGCTCATGCCAGAATTAAATATGAATGTTAGCATATATGGATCTTTATTTCCTTCTTCATCCGTTCCACCTAATATTATTTTATTAACTGCACTTTCAAAAACTACTCTATCAAATTCTCTTATAGGCTTATTGCTATCAAAAACTTTTCTAAAACTTTCAATTCGTTTTTTTACATCAATATTATCTTCATTTACAAGTTCTGCTTCATCTCTTTGAGCTTTAAGTTTTTCTAACTCAGTTGATAGTTCTGTATATTTAAGTTCATAAGTATCTTTGTCTATCATTTCATCTATTCTCATATCAACTAATTTTCTAATCTTATTTTCTATAGAAGAAACTTCTCTTTGAAGCTTTTTTAATTCTTTTATAGAATTAGTAGCATTAATTGTATTTTCTACTGTTTCCATAAATTCTTCTACTATTTCTTTATTTTGAAGACAAAACATATTAAATGCTTCAAGAAATGCATTTTCTATTATCTTTTCATCTATTCCTTTACTATCTGGGCAGTATTTCTTACCTTTTTTAGTTGATACTACACAATGCCAAATGGTCTTTTCATGAGAAGTATTACTATGCCATCTTCTTCTTGTAGCAGTTCCTCCACAGAAACCACATTCTATTTTACTGCTAAATGCAAACTGCCTGCTATATTTTTCTTTTCTTCCCATGTTGCTGCTTCCTGAACTTCTCTTATTTAATATCTTCTGAGCTTCATTAAACATTTCTTCTGAAATAATTGCTTCGTGATGGGAGTTAATATAGTATTTTTCTTCTTCTCCCATATTATCAAGCCTTCTATGGGATATTGGATCAACTGTAAAAGTCTTACCTAGCAGTAAATCGCCTTTGTATTTTTCATTTTTAATAATACCTCTTACAGAACCATCATTCCAATTTGTACTTCCTTTTTTTGTTTTATACTTTAATTTAGTAAGCTCTTTTGCTATTACAAAACAACCTGCACCTTCCACATATCTTTGAAAAATGTATCTAACCGTCTTAGCTTCTTCTTCATTTATTGTAATTACTTTATTTATTGGATCGTAGTCATACCCTAAACAACCATTGAATCCAACCATTTCTCCTCTTTTCATTTTCATCTTCAATCCCATTTTTACATTAGCTGAAATAGATTCGCTTTCTTGTTGAGCTAAAGAACTTAAAATAACCAGCAGCATTTCACCATTCATTGTTAGTGTATTGATATTTTCCTTTTCAAATAAGATTGCAACATTATGTTCTTTAAGAAGTCTTACATATTTTAATGTATCTAAAGTGTTTCTTGCAAATCTGGATATTGATTTAGTTATTATTAAATCAATCTTCCCATCTACCGCATCATTTATCATTCTTTGAAAATCTAATCTTTTATCTGTCTGCGTTCCACTAATCGCTTCATCTGCATATATATCAACAAGTGCCCAATCCAGCTTATTTTCTACCATATTTCTATAATGTTCTACTTGGGAATTATAACTACTTAATTGTTCTTCTGAATCCGTACTTACTCTGCAATAAGCAGCTACTCTTAATCTTTCAATAACCTTTGCGTTTTTTCTATTGACTCTGCTTGTATTAGCTTTTATCACCTGAACATCTGCCATATGAATCGCTCCTTCAAAACATGTATTCCTATAACTTATTAGTTACTATTATATGACTCCTATCATGTTTTTTCAAGCGCTGACCATACTAATCTTATATTTTTTCATTAATTCATTTTTTATTGCTACAAATTCTTTATTTGATATCAAATTTAACTTTAATAGTTGACTTAACATTGCAAGCTGAACACTATATTTCATGTTATTATCCATATAATAATATCCCCCTTACTTCTTCTAATCAAAATAACAGGCAAAAAATTGAAAACTAACTAATTCTTCTTTGCCTGTTATTTATAAATACAATTTGTGTTTGTTAATTTTTAATATAGAGAAAGCAGCTACTCCTGTAACTACTTTATATTGCTATAAAAAATATTCTTCTCTTTTAACTTTCTTAAAAAATCTTCTCACATCATCAAGAGAATCTGTTATCCTGTATTCATTAAGAGCTTGAAGCACTCTTTTTCTGTACTTCCCTTTTAAGCTTACTCTATAATCAAGTATTGAAATAACACCTGTATCCGTCTCACATCTTATAAGCCTTCCCATACCTTGCTTTAGCTTTATTAGCATTTCTGGAAACACAATGTGCTTTATAAATTCCTTTAGCTCCTCATACTGCATTTTTTTATGTTCATAAATAGGTGTAGGTGTTGGGAAAGGCAAATTCACAATTATAAGTGATGATAAAATATCTCCAGGACAGTCAACGCCTTCCCAAAAGGAACCAGTTGCAAATAAAACACCGTTTTTGCTCCTTTTATAAGCATCAACGATGTTCTTCTCACTTTTATCCATCTTAAATAATGGATATTTTATTTTAGTTTTTGTTAATTCATAAACCTTTGACAACAGTGAATAGGCTGTAAATAGAACTACTGCATGTCCAAAAGATGCATCTATAAGTCTTAAAATTTCATCTGCTATGGCTGAAATATATTCCTCACTTTGCTTATCTGGATAAGGTATGTTTTCACTAATATATAGTAAGGTATTATTTTTATAGTCATAGGGTGATGAATAACTAACTTCACTTAGCTTATTACTGTAGCTCATATCTATTCCTGAAGTGCTTTTAAAATAATTAAAGCCTCTATCATCTGAAAGTGTACCTGATGTTAGTATCTTAGGCACTCTATTTTTCCATAGAACCTTATAAAGCTGTTTTTCCATATCCGTTGGAATAGAGCAAATAGAAATTAATCTTTCACTTTGTGGATTTTCAAGCCAATAAATTATATTAACCGACCCATGAAATATTTCTATAACTTCTCTTAAATTTTCAATCATTAACTCAAGCTGTCTATTTTTTTCAATATCAGCTTTACAATATAGACTTATCTTATCAAGTTTTAAAATGATATTTCCAAGTATTTTTCTTTCATATGCTCCAAGTTTAATTCTAATCTGTGAACTATCTTCCTCAAGCTCAATGTTTTTTAACTGATTTAAAAGACCTTGATAGAACTTTTTAGCCTCCAGAGATAAATCATCTAAATAGCCTTTTTGCACTGTCAAATATGCTTTATTTCCCTTCATTTTACTTTTTAAAACATTAACAATAATAAGTACATCTTCATAAGAAAATCTTTTTTCAAAAATTTGAATGGCAGCATCCATTAATTTATGTGCTTCATCAATTATTGCTAATGAATGCTCTGGCATAAGACTTGTCTTTCCTTTATATCTTTTAATTGCATCGGCTATATAGTAGTTATGATTACAAACTTGAAAATCATGGGTTGATGATTTTACATATTTCATAAGTTCTATATACCTACAATTTTCATAAAAAGGACAACTATAATTACAACCTTTAGGTACATTTATCTTTTGTACTATATGATTTTTAAGCCCCTTATACTCATCTAAATCTATTGAAATTTCTCCTATTTTTAAACCTATTAATTTATTAAGCAGTTCCTTATCAATATCCTTATCACTGCTTTTCAAATAGTTCATTATTCTCTTAAATCTTAATATACAAAAATAATGTTCTTTACCTTTTCTTAAAACTGCACTTAATGGCTTATCTATAATCTTATTATCAACTAAAATTTTTGATAGAACTGGTACATAGTTCTTAATTATGGCATTCTGTAACTCAATACTTGATGTTGATATTATTGAAACTGATTTCTTCTCACCTGTTTTATAAAGTGAATATACTATAGAGGCTACTAAATATGCATAGGTCTTACCAGTACCTACCCCTGCTTCACAGATTAAAATATTATTATTTTTTATACCATCAAATATTTTTTTAGATAGTTCAATTTGGTTATCTCTTACTATAAATCCATTTCCGCACATAAGCCTTTTGAAAATGAATTCAATCATTTCTTTAGGCTCCAATGGGAAATTTTCTCTTTCCTTTTTCATTTTCTTCTCCTCATATCTCCTTGACAGCACAAGGATACGGTGGAATTTATTCCACCGCATAGTTTCTGCTGTCAAGCAGTTTATTTATCTTATAAAAATAATTTCTTCTAAATTAATGTGCATCATATTTGTTCTCAACACCCCTGACACCTTCGGACATATATCAAGTTGCTTTTGGATAAGCATCATATAAGCTGCCATGCTATAAGTTCTCAAGCCAAAGGAGCGTTATCCCATCATTCCTTGTGGGCTGCCCAATGCCGATAAGCGTTCAAGGCAGAAGTATCATTATTTATCCCTTTGCCTATCATCGCAATTAGTCTTTCCACAGACTATTTAAAGCCAGAGTTAATCGCTCGCATATTTAATGGTCATGGCGCTCTGCTTAAGTTGCTTTCCGTGTCCCAGCAGCAAAGGTAGTTTTCTTGATATATGGAGTATTAAATTCTCAAAGAACTATAAAAGCACTTATAAAAAATGCCTTCACTATATAGCCTTGAGAAAATACATAAGGGGACAAAATTTGAAAATTTTATTTATTTTTTTCTAAAATTACTTTTAATTTTTTTATTGCTCTTTGATGTTTCTTTTTTGCAGCTTCATCCTTTAGTTGAAGTTTTACTGCTATTTCATTTATAGAAAGCCCAAATCTATATCTAAGCTCAATCACTCTAAGATCATCTTCTTTTAAACTTTTCAGGGCTTTTATAAGCCTTGGGTCTGAAATTAAATCAATAAATTTCATAAGCTTGTCTACCTCTTTTTCAACCTGAGAATCTTTTTCTGTTTCTGCAAATTCCACTGGTACCTCACAACTTTGTAAGTATTCCAGCGAAATGTTATGCCTATAATACTTCCGTTCATTGTTCTTTTCTTTTTTGTTTTCTTCCTCAATAACAACTTTAAATTCTTCATTAAATTTTTGATTTTCTTCCTTTGACAT